CGGTCAAGATAAGAACCATGGTGAGTTTGCGAGCTTTGCCGGTTGCGACAATATCAAAGATTACATCGACAAACGCACATCCATCGTACGGAATGCTACAAAAGATCAGTGTTATTGTGCTGATAGTCAGTTTGCGACATCATTGACTTACATCGTCGATGGAAGCGGTGTCCCTAGTATATGCATTTTCCAGGTCGAAGTGTTGTCAGATGTTACTGTACGTTACGACAGTACTATGATAGTCGCTCAAATTAGAGATGAAACATTGCGCCCTACTTATGTCACTACGTCCGATAAGCCTACGTTCGCACGAGTTCTCAACTGGATGAATACTGGTGTCGATTTCACTAACAGTATGAGTCATAATACTTTTCTGTCCGTATACAATGATGGCTCTATCAAAATCATGCAAGGCAGCAAAAGCGACACTGACGAAGATGCATGGATGGTTGTGGCCGGAGATATATTCGTTGCCGTCTGGGTACCTGGATGTGCTTGGGACAAAGTAACTATTTAGGGAAGGAGGAAAAGATGATTCACGACAGACATGATTTCTACCATGATATGCCCGACTACCATGAGTGTAACAACTCCCGCCTCTACGTCGAGCAGGACTGGGGTGCCGGTAACTGCGACAGGCAGCTTCCAGTACTGTCCACGATAGGCAGAGGCCCTCGTGGCAAGGGCGTCAGCGTTAAGGTCAAGGCCGACACCGATGACGAGTTCGTCTTCGAGTTTATCGACGATGAGACCGGCGAGACCGTGATGACTAGCCCTAATCTAGCATGTCCCAAGTTCTCCATCGAGGATGTGACAGATATCACCGACGCTGGTCAGGAGACGAAGATCCGCATCCGTATGGAGCATGGTAAGGATATCACCGATAAGGTCATCACCATTCCTGGTGGACAGGATGGGGCGAACATCTTTATATGCGGTAAGTTACTGGCCAAGGATGTCCTCAATGGGAATACTGTTAGCGTCAGAGATTCCTATCTGGACATACATTCTCCGAGCAAGTTCGCCCCGATGGCTAGCACGGACCTCTACGGCTACAAACCAACTCCGAGAGTCAACGACGTAGTTATTGCTAGCACACTGAGCGGCCTGGTTCTCGGTATCATCGTAAACAAATCCGGCACTAGCAACGAGATTCTCTTCCGCACTTACTGCGAGTTCCCCGTTCCTACTATCGGAGAAAACGGTAACTGGTTTATCTATAATCAAGATACCGGTTACAAGGCCCGCCCTGATTTCACTATCGGAACAGTGACGGAAACCACGCTACCGGAGGCTACGCTCACAGACACCGAAGACGGTTACGCTCTGAACCTTGGTTTGGTTCGCGGTCCTCGCGGCAAAGCCATCCAGATCAAGAGCGGTGTCTACACCACCAGCACCATCCCTGCTTACGCTGACTGCGAAGATGGCGATGCTTATATCGTCGATGATGGCGACGGTCAGTTCGACCTCTATGTCCGTGGCGAAGAACCAAGCACGACGGACAACGGCTGGACTGTAGTTGAAAATTGGCAGGGAACTCATGGCAACTCTCTGTGCTATGTCGACCAGGTCAGTACTCACGATGGCTGTACCGGCACTGCTCTGAAAACTGAAATTAAAGGCGACACTCCTAAAGTTGACGATCTCCTAATCGACCGCAATCTTCAGCTTTGGCTCGTCACCGACATAGATAGCTACAATGTTTCCGTCAGTGTCCTCGGCACATCAATACAAGAAATTCTCAATACCTTTGCTGAATACAAGGCAGGCTATCTCAGCGTCGATCTTAGCGTTGAGCATGGACTAGCTGAATCGACGAACATGACTCACACTGAACTGCGCAAAGCAGCTACACAGGGGCAGCCAGCAGTAGTAACGCAGTTTTTCCTCTATGGCCAGCATCTTCCGACAACGGCGTTAACATATACCGAAGACGGTTACATTACCTTCGATGCTTACCACTTTGAGAATCTAAACACTAAGATTCGTTATCTCAACGTGTATACCGTGAAGATAGACGACAACAATATGTACTCCTATAGCAAGCGCGAGTACACTGTCGTCTATCCTGCCAGCGCTGACAATCTCGGAAGCATCATGGTTGGGGATGGACTCAGTATCGACGACAATGGTAAGCTTTCCGTCAGCAGCACGACAGTGCAGCAGATGGTCGACGACCGTCTCGCAGCCGTCCTGTCCACCGCTGAGCTGAACGACGAGAATAAAATAACTTTCGAGGTGTAACTATGGCCGTTACCGTTACAACCAACGTCTTCGTCCCTGACGAGTACGAACTACCGATTGCCAGCGATGAGGTACTCGGTGGGGCGAAGGTCGGTGACGGCCTCGAAATAGAAGAGGATGGTCACCTCAACGTAAAGGAAACCAGGTTCGCTACCGAAGCGGACATAGACGAGATATTCAAGTAGAAAGGAGCTGAGATGGCTGTAACTAACCCAAACAGCATTATCAACGTCGAGCGCCTAAGCTATTACCATCAGAAGCTCAACACCAACATGACCACGGCTCTAAGCAAGAAGGTTGATAAAGAGCTGAAGACCGGAAGCACGACCGCCTACAAGGTTCTCTCCGATAACAATCTCACCGATGCCTTAGTTACGAAGATCAACAACGCCGGTACTTCGAGCTTCAACGGTAGCTACAAGAACCTAACGGATAAGCCCAGCATCGAGGGTCATGAAGTCGTCGGCGGCAATCAGACGGCAGCATCTCTTGGTCTTGCCACCTCTGGGCAGATCACTACGCTTACCAATAAATTCTCTAGCTACTACACTAAGACGGAAACTGACAGCACGTTTCTGAAGAAGGCGGACAAGTATGTTTTACCGGTCGCCACCGCCACTACCCTGGGCGGCGTCATGGTCGCTAACGAAGTCGCCGATGTGTCAGGATACGAAGATATTATCGTAGCTGATGCAACGGGTTTGTTAATGGCCCCTATCGCCACACTTGACGTTACGCCGGGCGTAGTCTACATCTCTAACGAAAGCGAGCAAACAGGCCTTACCTTCCTGAATGCAGGCGAAGGCAAGCTCGGGCTATCGAATATCCCGCAGGCCTCTCTCGATACCACTCTCTCCAACAAGATCAACAATGCTCAGACTGCCGCCCAGGTGAAGGCCGCTATCGACAGCGCTCTCACCAGCGCTATCATCCCCAAGGGCTCCAGCACGTTCTCCAACCTGCCGGTACCAGCGAAGGGCAACCTGGGCTGGATGTACAACGTCACCGACGCTTTCACGACGACGACGAGCTTCGTCGAAGGTAGCGGCAAGAGCTATCCTGCCGGTTCCAATGTGGTCTGCGTCCTCATCGGCACCGACTACCGTTGGGACGTCCAGGGCGGCTTCGTCGATCTTTCCGGCTACCAGAAGACGATAACCATCGCCACCACTGCCGACATCGACAGCATCTTCGCATAGCCGGTATTCCGACCACAGGCCTTCCTTGTAAGCTAAAATACAGGGAAGGCTTTTTTATTGAAAGGAGACACTATGGCACTATCCGAAGACAACGACCACATCGTCACAGCTGGTAGGTTGCAGAGATTCTTCACCAAGCTCAAGTCCTGGGCGTCGGACAGCTTCGCCAAGAAGGGGCATACCCACTGGCACGGCGACATAAGCACCGTTCCGGGCAGGGGGCACGCGTACCCGAACGTCAGGTTCCTCGACGCGGCCTACGCCAACGTCAGCCGCTGCGTGAACGCGTTCCTGCCCGCCGCCAACGTGGCGGTCGAGTACTCCACCGACGGCGGCGCGACGTGGAGCGACTACGGGGCCACGGACGCGATGAAGGAGGACCTGACCGACCCCCGCATCGCGCAGTCCACGGCGCTGAAGCTGGGAGGTCCCTCCGCGACCGGCTCCGCCGGCGACAGGCTGCGGGTCACCTTCGCCCCCACGTCCCGCACCTACGCGCTGTGCAACATGGTGCTGGTGCTGGCCTCGACCAACGGCTCCGGGAACATCCTGTGCGACGTGGAGAACTCCACGGTGGGCGCCCCCGAGACCTTCTCGGAGAACGTCTCGGATATGGAGCTTTCCGGGTGGAGCGGCCTGAACACGATGGACGTCAACTCCTACACCTTCGACGGCGTGTCGTCGCACCAGCACAACAAGCACTCCATCCGCTTCACGTTCCGCCCGAAGGCGGCGGTGGAGGGCTGCGCGCCGGCTATCTATTCCATCCTGATGTACGGGCCGCAGGTCTGGTCGGCCCCGCACAACTACGGCCAGTACGGCACCCCCTACCTCATGCAGAAGGACATGAGCGTCGTGTTCCCGGCGAAGGTGACGGCGGCGTCCTACGGCGGCCTGCCCACGGCCACGGAGTCTGCGGCGGGGGTGTCGAAGGCCTACCGCGTCGCCACCAGCGACCACGCCTCCGAGCGTTCGGTCAGCATCGACGCTTCCGGCTACCTGTTCCTGGAGCAGGCGACCGCGTCGAGGGTGGGCGGCGTGAAGCTCGGCACCACCTCCACGACGGCCGCGGCGGGCAACCACTCGCACTCGGACTACGCGCCGAAGGCGTCTCCTACGTTCACGGGAACAGTTGTAGTGCCGACTCCGACATCGACATCGAACACCACGACGGCAGCATCGACCGCCTTCGTGAGAACTGCTATCAACGACTACGCCGGTCAAGCAGCAAGGCCCGTCTTCTTCTGCACTGCGTCAAGCTCGCAGGCGAACCTCACGCCATCGTCTACCGGCTGGCAAGCTGCATCGGCGATCTTCAACACCATCACGACGCCGCTCAGTTCCTTCACCACCTACTTCACGAAGACGTCCACGTCGCGTCTCACCGTCGTGAAGGCTGGCTGCTATCACTTTCATGCAACGCTGTTCATGAACTCTACCAACTGGGATACTTGCGGTGTCGGCGTGTTCGTGAACGGGGAGGAGAAGCTGTCGTCCTTCATGACAACCTACGGCAGCGCTTACCAAAGCGTTTGCACCGAAGGTGTTATCAAGCTCACCGCCGGGCAATACGTGGAGATCAAACCTCGTACGGCATCAGGCACTACAGTGCGTTTCGGCACATCTTACTCTCATTGCACCATCGAGTTCCTCGGCTAATCTGACATACCGTAAACATCTCGTGCTACAATCGTCAACGACCCTGGTTTCCGTTCTCCTTGCCAGGGTCGTTTGCTATATGCTTGCGGTGTTGAAAGGAGAGTGATATGGACAACTTCGCATTGTTTCCCAGCTCGTACCCGAAGCAGTTCCAACCTACCACCAACCTCAAGTTCGTGAACGGCAGGAAGGAAGCGGACGCATACGTCTGCTACCCTGACAGCCAGATACTCCTAATGGACAAAGACGAGGACAGGTTCTATCTCAAGGTCACGGATTCCGCAGGTAGAAGCGAAGTCAGCGAGTACTCCTTCCAGCATGTAGCTGAGCCGATCGACATGGACGGCTACCTTACCAGACGCGAGTTCGAGGAATGGAGGAGCAAACATGAACAGCCTGTTCAATCGACCGAGCCAATCCAACAGCGACCTGTTGAGATTCGTCCAACAGCATGATCCCCAGTCTTCCAAAGAGCAGGTGATGCGCATGTGCCGTGAGCGTGGCATCTCTGATAGCGAACTCAACGACATGGTTAAATGGGCGAAGGGCGTTGCCCAACAGTTGGGGATCCGTTGATGGTCAACTTATAGCCTTCCGTGGCATCCTATCTCTGGGCCCAATCATAAAATCCCAGAGAGAAAGGAATAACCATGAATGAAGGATTCAGCTTGGCGGATGTGGCAGCAGCGACGCGCAACGACAATGACGGTTTCGGAGGAGGCGGCTGGTGGGCCATCATTCTCTTCGCTATGATCTTCGGTTGGGGTCGAGGAGGTTTCGGCAACCAGGGCCCCATGCCTCAGACCGATGCAGTCACTGAAGCAGGTCTCTGCAATGCCATGAACTTCAACAACCTTGAGAACGCCGTCGGCCGTCTCAACGATCAGAACCAACTGCAGACAGCTCAGCTCTCCAATGGTATCTGCGATCTCGGTTATAACCAGCTTGGTCAGTTCAACAACATCGAGAAGACCGTGATGCAGGGTCAGTATGCTCTGAGCAACCAGATCGCCGATTGCTGCTGCAAGACGCAGAGCAACACCAAAGACCTGCAATATGCCATGGCACAGGGCTTCTGCGACGTCGAGAAGGCCATCGACGACAGGTTTGCTGCTATGGAGAAGGCCGCTCTCAATGCTCGCATCAGCGATCTTGAACGCCAGAATCAGAACATGTTCTTCATGCAGCAGATGCAAGGCGTTATCCGCTACCCCAACGGGTGGACTTACGACGCAGGTAAGTCTCCCTTCTGCCCGACAACTACGACCACCACGGCTTAGGATAGGTCATGCACCGGGTGCTGAAGCTCCTGGAACAGATGCACTGCGAGCGGGAGGCCAGCAGGGATTATGCTGAGTCTTCCGCCGAGTGCTCAGACCCGGAGCTTAAACAAATCTACGCTACTCTCGCTAGGCAGGAATATGACCATCATGCTATACTCGAAGCGCAATGCAGCCGCCTCGTAGACAAGCTCGAAGCGGCTGATGAGATAGAAAAGGAATGCGCCGAGTGGATACGTAAGAAGAACCTGCGTCATGCCGCTAAGGCGAAAGGAATGGTCGATTCCCTGAAATAGAGAAAGGTAGCCCGTTATGCGATACACTAGGATATATTCCGAATACACTGTCCCTCAGGCCGGAGGGGGTACACATGAAGATATCTATGATGATAGCGGCACTAGCGAAGACAATAAAAATTCCAGTGTATACGGTAGCGGTGGTGGGGGTAGCTCCTCCCCAACAGAGAAGCAGAGGCAAGCTCAAGCCAACCTTGGCAGCATAACGGGCTACAACGCCGAAACAACTAAAAACGATGACAAGAACGCCAACGATGTCTACGATGTAGCTGATGAGCAGTCCAAGAATCTTCAGTACGTCCAGACTGTCCAAAACAAACAGAACGCCACCAACGATTGGTACACGCAGCAACAGAAGGAACAGTCTACGCTCAATCAACTTGTTGATGCCATGGGCAACGGCATGAACTCGTCCAATGCCTACGACATCGCAGATCTTATAGCGCGCTATGACGATATGAGCGATGTCGAGGTTCTCAACAACATGCGCAAGAATCAGCAATCCATTGACGATTCCTACTATGAGGCCATTATGGGCAACAACAATTCCCGTAATGAGAAAGCTGCGCAGACAGAGAAGAACCTTCGCGAATTGTATGCCGATTATGTTGCTCAGTCCAATAACATCGACCCTGAGCTGGCGGCTGACTATCTTGACAACGAGAACCACACCTTAAAGGATGCGCCTGACTGGCTTACCACCGCCTGGTTTCAAGACCACAAACGGAATGCTATCAAGCCTGAGACTCAGGGACTCTATCGTCCCGACAACGCTATCGAAGACGCTTGGGCACAGGCTCTGCTCCCGGCCACCAATAGACGATCTTCCTCGTCCAATCCCAGCTACCGAGAACGTATAGCCGCCGGGTACGAACGACGCACCCAATAACCCTCGCCATCCTTTCAGCCTCTGTCGTATAATGGCAGAGGCTTTTTATTTTCCGACGAAAGGATACGAGATGTCTTTCAAACAAGCTATGAAGAACGTGAAGAAGGGCGGCGGCTACGATGATGAAGAAGCAGCTGCGATTGTGGCTAAAGCGTCGCGCAACGCTAGTCCGGCAGCGAAGAAGGCAAACCCTAAGCTTGCTAAGGTAAAAGGCAAGGCTAAAGGTAAAGGCAAACCCGCTCCCAAAGGCAAACGACCCATGCCTAAGTTCGGTGGGTTCAAAGGCCAATCCGGCGGCTTCGGCAACCCGTTCGAGTAGGTTCGAGTAGGAGTTAACTATGTCTTACGGACTCACTGCCTACGAGTTCGTGCAGCAGGTCTACTACGTTCAGGAGAAGGTTATCCTCGATTGGCATCCTTCCGACGATAAGTTCGCAGAAGTCATCATGGAAGCGAACCTCGTCTTACAGGAGCTGCAGAAAGAGGAAGACTGGACTTGGCTGCGCGAAAGGCTTGTACTAGGCGAAACATCTAGATATGCAGGTGCAGGACAGATACCAGAGTTTCAGCTCCCTGATTGGGTCTACAAGCCCGCTACGCTTTATAGGGACGGCGTAAGACTCCACCGTCACCATCATGGGCACATCATCGAAGGCGACTTCATCGACTGCCCATGGACGTCCTCGGGGTCCGTGAACTACCACTATCCACACAGCACCATCAACCACAACGGCAGACCTGTTACTCAGGACGATCAGCTCAAGGCTGTGTGCCTGGGTCAGGTAATCACATTCAACCGACCGTTGTTTCCGCCGGAAGAGCATCGCATTGCCGTCACCGATGTGCAGCGCCGCATCGAACAGTTTCCGATGCCGACCATCGAAACAGCTGACGACGATCCAGACTTCACCGAGAAGAAGTTTCTCACCGTCATCCCTGATCCGAACTACGTGATAGTGAAGACGGCAGAGCGCCATGCTCAGGGATCCCCTGTTGCCCAGGGCCGCATCGCCGACTTGAGCGATCAGGCTCAGAAGCTGCTCAGCGCCATGCGTCAAAACGATGCCAGCGCCACTGACAGCGATTACGTCGAGTGGGACGCCATCGGACATCTCTGGACGGTGTAAACTATGGCCAAGCGAAACTCCACGAAGACTGCCACCAAGGAAGCACTGCAATCCTCAGAGCCGAGGATCCAAACCTTCCGACAGTGGAACGGCATTAACATCAAAGAAGCGCCTATCGGCTGGTCGTACACCGCTGAGGATGACAACCAAACCGACCTGGCTATGAACTTTCTCACCGTCCAGAACAACGTGGACACCACCACCGCAAAGGCGTTGGAGGTTCGCAAGGCCGAGCTTCGCTACGCCGATACAGTCGAGGGGATGGAGTTCACAGGCGTCTGCTGCTTATGGGGCGACAATCTATATGCAGCGATGCGTAACGACGAAGTAGAAAAGATCTATGTCAAGAAGCTCGGTGAACAACTGAACGACTGGACAGAAGTGATTGCCACCGACCCAGACGGTTCCAGCAATCCCAAGTGGACGAGCATCGAGCATTTCCAGACGGCTCTCATCGGTCTCACTGAAGAGGGCGTCATGTTCACTGGCTTCAAGGATGAGCTATCCGACGACTTCGTTACTGAGATCTCGGCAGCGAAATACATCGACACGCCCACCACAGCACCTACGTTGGAGCCTAAGGGTTCCCTAACCCAGACGTCAGCCGGTGCGGATGATGCCATCACCCGTATCAGGGTACAGTACACCTTCTCCAACAAGTACGGGCAGACGCTTCCTTGCACTAAGACTACGACAATATGGGTCAACTCCTCGCCTGTCGAATGGCACTCAGGATGCTACCTTCGTATTTCGGGGGAGATACCCGAAGAGGACAGGGGCTACATCACCGGCGTTGACATCTACTACAGCCTTGACGAGAATCTCGACAGCGTCTTCGGCGGTCATGTTGAGATCGGCGAGAGCGATACCACATGGGTTTATAACTGGCTGGGAGCCATGGCTGATACCAGTATCTGGACTTCGGTACCACTAACTGTGCCCACAGAGAACACTACAAGGGGTGTTCCCGCTAGATATTGTGGTTCACATGATGGGCGCTTGTACTTCTGGGGCAACAAAGAAATGCCCTACCGACTCTACATTGGAGGCAACCCGGGCAGTGAGCTGTCGGTGAGCCGAGGTCTGGGCGGTGCCTTCGTGGATATCGACCCTGGCGGTGACACCGAAATCCACGGCACTGCAAAGTACAAGACCTATAACGGCTCCTCCATCGTCACCATCATGTGCGGCAACCCCAACACCGGATCGGTGAAGAGGTTCAACCTGCTTGAGACCAACGTTACCCTGACTAATGAGCTGAGTGCCAAAGGCTACATGTACGAGGAGGTCTCCAACGTTATCGGTTGCAATAGTCGCTACGGCTTCGGCGTGTGGGAGGATGGCCTCTACGCTGTCTCCCGCTACGGTCTGGCAGTGACGACGCAGGTTATGGAATCCAACAATCAGCTCAGGGCTACCTTCGTCAGCGATCCTGTCCAGCCTGTGTTCACAGAAAAGCTCTCCAACAGGTTGAAGAACTGCCACATGATCTGCGTCGATGGTACCATCTACATCTGCTTGGGTGAGGAATCCGGCGAGGATCTGGACAATGTCATCCTCTGCTACCATATCAATCTCAAGGCTTGGTGGACGTTCACTCTTGCCGGTGACACCCCCATACGCCACATCTTCAACATGGATAGCGAGGATCATTGGGAGGGCATCGGAGTCGTGAGACCTGACCGTATCGACCTCGTGCCGCTCACGGGTTCGTACAAGACCGGACTCAAGGCCCCGCATTCCATCCTTCAGACAGGCGAGCTGTGCGCACGCCAGCCTCTACAGAGCACCCACTATCTCTGTCAGTTGGAGTTGAGGTTCGATTATTTCATCGGCGATGTCACTATCACCCTTGACGGCATCGACCACTACGGCAGGCAGATACATGTCATAAAGGTCGCCAGAAGCTCTGAAATGCTCTATGACTACCCGGTTTGGTTGCGGGTGGATAAGTTGTTGGAAAACTATCATCTGACCATTGAGAGCGACGACAGTCAGCAGAACGCCTACTATCGTCTCACGCATATCAATGCCAAAGTATACACGCAATCCAACAAGATTGGCATCGTTTACGGTTTCGACGATAAGAGCGTGTATCGCACGCAGCATGGACGCCAGGGCCTTGATCATCATGCTGTGAAATCTTATAACAACTTGCGTGAAGCCATTATTACGTGATATACTAGCAATGCATCACAGCCAGGGCACGGTCTGTGATACCTCCTGTAGTATCGAGCAAAGCGATACGAAGCAAAGAAAGACCCCCGCTCACATAGCAGTCACGGGGGTCTTTCGCTTTATTTGGTCTTGAGTTTCTTATACTTCTCTTCGTAGAGCCAGATCCAATCATCGAAGTCCATCGTCACCTTCCACTTCTCTTTATTGCGACGATGAACGACGACAGGAATATCTCCTTTACCACGAGCATGGGCATCGGCTCTGCTTTGTTCCATGGCCTTCTCGATGTTAAGCTGCTGCACGCGCTTCACCTCGATGTGAATGCCGGGAAGTCCAACGACATCATCGGTACCGGAGAGTCCGCCTTTTGCAGCACCGACATGCTGTTGTCCGCGAGCTACTTTGTAACCGAACTCTTTGAGCATACGGACTACTTCAAGCTCGCCTTCTTTACCCTTGCGTCTAGAATTCGTCGCCATCTTTGTCAGCTCCTATAAAATCAATATTGGATTGGACATCTGCGATAAGATAATCCAGGCACTGTCGAGCTTTCTTCAGATCTTCCAGCCCGTTCTTCCAACTCCATCGCCATAAGTATTTGAGCACACACCCTGACCAATAGGCTTGACTCCCCGTCATGTTCACGTCGTAGAGCATGGAGTTCAAAGCATCCATGCATTCCACCTTGCCGTTGCCTTGGTAGTGCCTAGGATGGGAGATGCTCGAACTGTCGACATCGTCCCTCTCGCTCATCGAGCATCTTGTTGATGGTTGCCTCGTCAAAAGCATAACTACCTCCTGCGATCATTGTCCGATAAATGGGACACTGCTTGGTTTGGGAACGTGGATGAAAGTGCTTGCAGACTGGACACCAGCCCTCCTTAATAGAGGTCTGTGCGGTCGGAGAGATCCGTCTCGCCAATGTAATAACCTCTCTCCTTATTCTTGAGATACACCTGGCCTCTTAGCGAGAGTACTTTGGAAATCGGAAACTTACGCAGCAGAGTCTCGCAAGCATGGATGCAGTCTAGAGTTTCCTCGATGACGCGGTTGTCGCCTTCCTCCTCATCATAGGCTTTGGCTATCTCGATAGCCTCTTCGCCTATCTTGCGTATCTGAGAGGAGAACGATGCATGAACGCCACGACACATAGGGAACTTATAGAATCGCATGCACTCAGTGCTGTCATCCCTGTCGCCTGTACTAGACAGTAGGATAGCTCCGTACCTCTCCTCGTCGTTATTCGCCTGCTGGTAAGACTTCGATAGGCTCTTCATCTTCGTTCCTTTCTTCGTCAACCACTATACTACTATCCCCCCCGTCTTGTCCAGGGAGCTTCATCCAGTCGGGATCTTCGTACGTGGTTTCGAGCATCGGCCTGGTGGGTTCGGTCTTCCTGCCACCGGTACGTTTGAACACCATATCCACAGCATCGTTCTTCTGCTTGCGCATCTGGAAGTTCTTACCGGGATGCGACAAGGCAATGAATACAGTTGCCTTCGCCAGCGCTATGATTACCTTGTCATCCGGACGGATGGTCAGCTGCTCCTGTTCTTCTGAATCGAGCACATCCTCAAGTGCATCGCCGAAGATATTAGCGAACCCGCCTCGCTCCTTCTCGTCGGGGACTGTACCATCAACTCGCTCGATGATTTGCTTGATGGAGTCGATGTCCTGCTCGAAGATAGCGTCGGTGACAAGAGTGGCCACGAAGTACGCACGGGCGTTAAGGCAAGTTTCAAGACCTTTGCAGACTTCAAAGACTGTCCTTTCTAAACAGACCTGTGTCAGGTACATGTCCAGTAAGCCCTCGCCTGACCAGTTACTCCTCTGCTTCTTCGCTGGATGCAGCACTATCTTTTTCTCTGAGTTTTGCTTGGTATCGCTCATTGTAGAGTCTCTTTCCCAGTTTCCTGCGTTTCTCCATGTTCTCCTCGGTGCGTTTATTGCGAGCATGCCCAGGCTCCAATGTCGGATATACCTGCATGTTCTTGCCGCAGGGTACCTTCCCATGTTCCGCCAGCCAGGCGACGCGAAGTTTCAGGCAGTAAGGAGGAGCCTTCTTGATCCTTGTCACCGACAGACAGTAGACAGTATGTTTGGTACGCTTCGCCTGTTGGACGTTGTGTCCACCCTTCATCAGCTTGGAGCTGTAGTGAGCAAACACTTTCGACACTTTGAAGAACGCAGCCATGTCCGTCTTGCTGTCGAATGGGATACCGAAGCATATCTCCCAGAGCTGACCGAAGGTATAGCGTCGCATCATCTGGTAACGCTTGGCTGTGCCACACCAGGTCTTGTCCGTTGCTACTTTGTTCAGCGCCCATTCCCTGAATTTCTTCTCGGCTTCGTAGGTGATGGTGTCGTTGTAGTTCTCCCATTGCTCGGCCGATGTCATGTACGGAACGCGGGCTTCATCCTTTGGTTTGCTCTCTCGAATCTTCCTGGTGATGTCACGATCGTCGTCGAGGCGAAAGCCGCCATTGTTAAGCAGGTCAGTATAGTTGCGTGGCATCTCTCTTCCCCTTTCCCATCGTAGGGTAGCGGCTCAGAAAATCCTGAGGCCTGGTATCCTCGGTGTCGTAAAAGCCGCCATAGGTACCAGCCTTGTCCATAATATCGCCGCCCTCGTCGTTGAGCTGGAAATACTTCACTTCATTTATTCCCATAACAGCATAACGTAGACTATCCATGAGATGGGAATACTTGTTATGCATGGGCTTGGCAGCCCAGTCATCTTCCTTTTCAAGGCGCTTGTACTCGTAGTGATTGAAACACTCCATTAGCCACTCGCACCTATTGGAGTTGATGATCATGTTGGGGAGCATCTGGCGCACATGTTTGATGCCTCTGTCCACGCGCTCACGCTCCAAGCAATGCCAGTTGATATTGGGCCAGAGCCTCTCCACTTCTTCCTTCGGTGTCTCTGAAGAAGCAGAACGCTCAGAGTCCCACGGCAGAATCCCAAGGCGTATGAGATGGAAGTAATCTCTCTTAGCCATCTCTCCGACGCACTCGACGAGACTATGGCCTCGCGCCTCATAACAATCATAGATGAACATCTTGCCGTTGTAATACTGATACACGATGCAAGATGTAGCGTCGGTGATCTTGTCTTTAGAGCTGATGTCCCAGGCGAAGTACACGGGACGATTGCTGTCCAAGTTGATCGCAGTGTAACGTTTCTCCTTCTGCAGCTGCTCTATGCCCTGGTATACCAGGCCAGCGTTCACTGTAGTGAAGTCGCATTCGTTCTCCTGATAGTAGAAGTTCAGATTCCCGAACTCACGCAGATACTGAGACTTAAGGATTTCAATCTCCTCTGGCGTATACAGAGGCTTGAACTGCCCTGGATGCTCGGGGTCGGGAACCATCGCATCTTTGATGGTGACCTTGTCGATGTAGGTTCTGACTCCGTTGCCAAGCTCGTGTGCTCCAGGGAAATCCTCCGGGTCGTCAACGCCGGAGTACACGCGCATCAGGTCGTACATGACGTTACGAACGCCACGGGGGGTACCGTTAAAGTTAACCTGCAGCGGCATCCCCATCGCCAGCTTGCGATCCCAGATAGGGCGAATGAACTGGAACGCATTGCGTCCGTACAGGCTCGCCTCCGATATGGTGAACATGTCGTAGGACGAACCTACCAGCTGTTCATCGTTTAGAAAACCGATGAACTTAATTCGCGCCTCTGCTTCCCCGTCGTCGTTGTTCGTGAAGTAAACTTCTTTTTGTGTGTCTTTGACGTGGATATACTCTTCAGGATAGTCCATCCAGTGGGTTCGTCCATCAATGTATTTTTTGAAAATCTGGTTGGTGATCCAGACGTTGTTAAGTCCGACATATGCTAGCTGCTTTCCAGGATGATCCCAGGCATATCTTAGATTCCACTGCAGGTCGTCAGAATCTTTGCCTAGCTGACGAGCCCACAGTTTGAAATCATAAGTATAAAGCCCTGACCTACGTCGCTGCCAAGCAGCAACCTGATGAGGCCAGGGCCTGTAAAACCTTGGGACTTGTACCTTACGGTTAGTCCTCTGTTCCATTTTCTACCGGTTCCGCTTCGACAATCAAACGATGAAGATTGGCAAGCTTCTCGCCATAGGGGCGAATAGCATTGAATGCCAAGTAATCATGGTAGCAATCTTCCCAGTCGTTGTAGCTTATCTTGTTCTGCGGCAGCAGCTTCTTCATATAGTTCTCGTCTGCTTTCAACTCTTCGATGGTAAGCTTCTCAACTTCGCCGAGAATCTCCTGGTACAGATCGCCCATGAAGTGAACGTCCTCCTGCACCACCTTGATGCGGGGCATGTCGTCCATACCAAAGAACTCCTTGCGCACATGGGCAAGATCCAGCCAGCGATCGGCACGTGTTACAATCTTAGCTTCGGTCTCGGCAGTGAGCATGAGAGTTTCCTTAGCCTGATCGAACTCCTTCTGAGCGTCGAGCTTCGGGGTCTCCTGTTGTCCCTTCACTAGCTTGTAGCTTGCTGCGGATTTCTTGGCCATCTTACTTTCCCTTCTTCATCTGATTGTACATCTTCATTGCCTCTGCCAGGTTGGTCGGTTCCTTGTCGCCCGCACCATCAGGACGCGCTCCTGTCGGTGTATCTAGGACAGGTGCTGCAGCCTTCTGAGAAGCTGCCTGAGCCTGGGGTTGGCGCTTGGACGACACCTTGTTCACAATGCGCTTAGCCTGGGCAAGTGCGGCATCCAGATCGCAGCTGTACCCAACAATCTCACCTTGACGATTACGAATCTCATAGGGTTCGATAACAGTGTCGAACATCTCCTGGGTATCAGCGTCGAGCTTATCGAACTTCGGAGCGAACTGCAGCATGCGCAGAGCAGGTGCCACGTCATTGAGAATCTTCTTCTGCTTCTCTCTGGCTACGTTCTTCCACTCCTCTTCGATGTCTCGGTTGATGGAGTCGCAGTAGTCCTGCGCTTCCTTGCGTGTCTCGAACGGACGGTTGCGATTGTCAGGGTTACGATAGGTGACAATGCCTCGCTGCTCGTCCCGTTCATAAAGATCCTTCACCGACATCTTTCGGATACCACGAGAGCTGAACTCCTGGTTAGCCTGGATTGCAGCCTGGCGATTGATCTCACCAACAATGTTCTTGCTGATGCCGTTGTAGTCTACAGCTTGCGGAACTGGCGCAGGCTCAACTGCAACCTCTCCATCTCCTCCGTCGTCAATGACCACGGGTTCGCTTGCAGCTTCCTCAGTTCCTTCCTCGTTAGATTCGGGTACCTCCACCTCAGACTCAGGGTCTTGCTGACGCTGTTGCTTAAGCTGTTGAAACGCCGCAGCAATATCTTGCGGGCCAGTTTCCTCTTGAACTTCGTCCACCTGCTGCTCATCAGTAGCCATACTTGTTCTCCTGTTTCTCTCTGTCTTCCTCTATCTTCAGGGATAAGTTCGTCACGAACGTCGCTATCCAGTCGTCGCGCATGAGTTGGAACACGAGATGTTTCCTGTCGTATACCGCCGTGTCTTTGCCATCCGCTGCCGTCTTGATCTTCTGCAGGACTGCCAGCATCTCGACCGGCTTCTCCGCTTTCTCTGAGATAGGCCCTGATTTTGTCGATATAAATTTCCTCAACTGTTGCACTATCCATGTGTACTCCTCTATTCTTTCGGCGTCGGTAATGGGATCGGTGAATCCCAGTTCCCCATAGTGCCTGTGGATAGCGGGCCATAAAACGATGAAGCTCGGTACCTTGAACGCTTCGTCCATGATACTCTGAACTTCGGCATCCATTACTCGTCCTTAGCCTTGCGTTTCTCTTCGCGTTCTATCTTGTCGAAGATCTGATGGACTGCATTAATGTCACAGCACAGAAGACCAGTAAGATAGAACACATACGGAGGTTCAGAGAATAGCTTGCGGTACTCTTCGTAATGACCGCAAGCTATGAGCAATGCTTTGATGTTCGGCAGACGGTGATGAGTGAAGAGGTACCCCTGGCTGTTGCCAAAGCGAACAACAGGTACCAAGTCCACAGTAGGGCGGAAGGTGATCTGCGCGTTCTCCTTCGGGATAGTAGACTGAGCTATATTGCGCCTACCAGTAGTTCCTGCGATATAGTGAGTGCCGGTAGTGAGATCCTTCTGCAAAGGCTTACCCATGTTCCAGTCATCCATGACGTTGGAATCTTCGACCATCGGTTCCTCTCCCAGGTCCTCGTCGTACTTGACTACTTGGTTCACCGTCGGCGCGATCTCCGGTGCTACTAGCACGGTCTTGCCACGGTAATCCTCGATGGTCTTGACACGATGAACATCCTGCGCATACTTGCTGGGCACAAGCACAGGGTCCTGAGGTTCGGCTCTGCTGATCTCACCTCGCTTGCTAAGCTCGTCTCTTACCAGCTTGTTCTGCTGCGGCCATGTCAGACCTTCCAGCTGCTCGGTAAGTCCCAGCCTCTCAGCTTCTTTGAGCAAGACATCCTTGTCCATAAAATAACCCATGTCGCTCCTAACTGTAGTTGGTATATGGGATGAACATGGTAGCAGTATACTGCACGAACGTGTAAAAAAAAAGACCACAGCATCACAGCTTTCGCTGCGACACCGTGGTCTTAATTAATCGTTGAAGTCGAATCTCCACATATCGTAGAAGGGCTTGCCGCTTGATACGGCTATATCCCTAATGATCGAACACTCCTTTCTTAGACACTGGCCAGCCGTTCCTGATTTCATGTCTAGAAACAATTGAAAATCGTAAACGTGGAAACGTTTCGCGTTGTGTCTCATCTCTTTATCGTACGCAAACCCCAATATTACAAAGGATAATAGCGTTTCCATATTAGATTTCGGTTGTCCATACGCCGAATCGAACCAAGCCTCTTCGATGCTCTGCACATACTTTATGTTGTCATAAACATTATCAGACTCATCTACACCCACAATAGCGATAACGTACTGGTTATGCATATTGCTAACTTTGCCGATATAAACATAGCGATCTTTATATCTGAACCGCAGGGGAATCTCGATAAACTTGCTTCTATCTGCACCGACGGTGAACTCGTATCTATTGACAAGATTATCGACAATCAGCATCTTTCGTGCATCTAACTCAGCCATCATTGCGGTCAACAATCATCTTGGCTACAGTCATGTCCTTGGTCTCCTCGTTCATGAACATGATGTACTCGTAGAACCGTTCAGCCTGGACATACTTGAGCACCATCCCGCTCTCGTAATCTGGGTCGCCAAGGTACTTAATGAACGCAGCTTCCTCATCCACCTTAACCTTGGCCATCATGTCCATGACATTCTTCTTCGTCTTGATCAGGCGGATGAACGCCACGCCTGTCTGATTAGCAACAGTGTCATCGAAGACGACGCTGTAGTTGCTGTTGATTCCGAATTGTTGTCTCTCCTCCTTATTCATGGAGTAACATTCCCAGTTCTCGCAATGCGCTGCATTCTCCATCGTGTTCATAACGACGTTAGCAAGCAGCACTTTTATCCCGTCTTCCTTCATGATGTCTCCTATAACTGAGTGATGATTCTTTGCATTTTGGAACGAACGGCAGAACACTTTGTCTTGTAACTCTTATGAGTTTCCTCGAATGAATTTAGAGATCTGTTTAGCTGATCTAACTCCTCGTTAGTTTGGACACATGCTCTCGTCGCTTCCAGCACAGAAGCATTGACTTCCTTAATCTGTTCTGCATCTGCAATGGCAATCTGATTAGGGTCGAACTTCTCAATTTCTTTCATGTGATTTCCTATAGTTTGAATAGATCTGATGTTTCCAGTTGATTGATCTGCGCTTCGGTGCGGCAGGTGGATGGGAATCCTTTGCCGTACCTCTCCTTCACCAGCGCAGTGGTAGCAGCCCATTCATTGACCACTTCTTCGAGTTGTTCCAATTCCTTTGACAACTCATCTCTTGTGTACTTCTCTATGTGGTAGCCGACCATGTTGCCTGGGTTGTAGAACATAAGATAACCTGTCTTAATGGTCGGCAGCACCAGCATACCATAAGCTACCTGATACCTCTCAGGATGCTTGTCGTGCTCTGTAAAGCATGCCTGCATGTGATGTTTGTCACCGTAGCTCTTTATCTCAAGTAGGGCCTCAGCGGGCACCTGGTTAGCTGTGAGAGCTATCGGAGATTTCTCCGACATAGGTATGTCCAAACTATCAGGGCTGAAACCTATGCCTCGCTCGTGGTCTACCACGATCTTGTCATCCCAATGATACATGAGATAACCTTGGTTGTGACGACCGAACTCCTCCACTGCATACGGCTCAAGCACGTGACCGCGAGCGGCTGCGCCTGATGTTATCTGTTCCTGTCGTACAAGGGAGAGCTTCTCTCCCAGAAGACCGATGAAGGCCGGACGAGTGCCAGCCTTCATCTTCTTCTTCATTGATGGCAGAAGCGAGATAGCTTCCGTTGCAGTGAGAACGGAGCGGCGGGCGTCAAACCAATCCATGTTGGTTTCGTACCGCCACTCCATAATCTAGTCTCCGATATGATGCTCGACGCCACAACTAACAATAGACACAACGTCACTGGTACTAAAATCAGTGCCGACCGGAGTGATGATTGCGCAGGTAAACGGATACACTGGTTCACTCTCCCCCTTGTCCACGATGTAGTTACTGCTGAAGAAGTCCAGCACAGGTGTCCACTTCTTCAGTGCCTCGTTGGTTATATCCACTACCTCGGCATGCTCCAACTCCTTAAGAATCTTCGCAGCCTCCTTCGCTTTCTTGTCCAGCGTTTTGGTCTTGGTGTTCTTCACTGCATAGCTATTAGCAGTCATAGGCTTGAACCCATCAAGGCTGGGCTTTGGAGAGTAGGCAGGCTGGTCATCTAGATACTTCAAAGCCTGGAACAGTTTGTCCAAGTTGTTGATGCCTCGCACCACCTCGACACCAGGGTTGACGATGTTACCCTCGCTGTCGATGATATAATCATTGAGATAACTGCACTCGTTCTTGTTGATGATCCGCATGGTAAATCCTTTCGTTGGAATTTTTTTTCTGATTGTTAGAACGGGATGTCCTGGTCATACAAATCCTGCTGCGGAGCCTGGTTCACAGGCTGAGCAAACTGCTGCACAGGCTGCTGGTTAAACTGCATCGCATTCTGTCCCTGCATCTGCTGCGTTGCCTGGAAGGCACCAGTCATAGCCTGGGCCAGACGGGGATCCATCTGCTGCATGACAGGTGCCTGCATCTGCGGCTGAGGTGTCGGGTTCTCCATTATCATATCATGAGCACCTCGGTTAGGCTGAGAGCCATCGCCTTTGACCACCACAGACCAGGGCCTCGGGTTCTGCTGACCATACGAGAAACCTTGCGGAGGTTCCACGGTCTGGATAGCAAGCACCTTGCCGAGTAGATCTTTCAGGCTCGCGCAGCCGGTAGCTGCCAACGCTCTCATGGCATTGCCGGATTTCCTCATGCTGAATACCCAGATTCGTTCCTCGCCATCAGCGCAGAGCAACACGAACTGGCAGTTGCGAATCGGATTTCCATCAGGGAAATACTTAGGGTTGCGATTCATATCCTTGGCATGAACCAGTTGAATCTCAACCAGCTCGCCCTCGATCACCGGAGAGTATTCGGGACTTTCGGGCTTGCTGTAGTTCCAGAACTTCGTCTGGGATTCTGCTGTTAAGCTAAACGGATCGTACATAACTTTCTCCTTCGTCTATGAGCACGGCCCTTTGCCGTTGCTTCCATTATTATTCTATAACGTACTTAACCATCTTGGATGCCAAGTAATCGAAGTCCCATGCATAAGCATTAACTGCAGTTTCGCAGTCAAGCTTCTCGTAATACGTAACGCCGTCCACGAAAAGCTGCTTGGTTGCCCAATCTTTAAGATAGGGATAAACTACGCGGAGCTTTTCCTTGAACGCATTAAAGTCATCTGCACTTATGGTTCCGTTAAGATGATTGTCCGCCATCTTAACGAGATACCAATGTCTATTCTCGATAGCTGGATCAAACTTATCAGCGTTTGCGATGGTGATAGCAATCATCCAATCAACAGTAGACCAATTGCGATTACCTGGTTTCATGAAGTCAGGGTCTGTTTCTATTAACTTAAGTATGCTCTTGCCCATGCGAACCCAGTTGTCTCCCATCTGGTCCTTCCAATTATTCTCCCAGATTGGTATAAGGGCTTCGCTGTCGATAATTTCATTCATCTTAATCCTCTTTGTCCTTGAGCCATGTCTCTATCTTGCTGTGTATCTCAGCGAACTCTTCACTGAATTGTTCATACATCTTCTGCGATGCCTCACTCTTGAACAGACATCCATCTGCCAGAGTCTTATCGATGAGGTCGAGATAGAACCTGGCCATAGGACGAGTGTCAAAGCCACGGTTCCAATACTTCATGACTCGATCGAACTGACGAATCCAGTAAGATGTATTGACCAGTTCGTATTTCACAGGACGCAGAGGATTGGGTACTGCAGTATGGATGTCTGCTCCACGCAGATCCATCTTGTATCCAGTAGGTATGTCGATGCCTACCATGATGATGGACATATCGAAGTTACTGATAACATCCACGACCGAAGTTTGGTGTCTCTTCATACTGATGTTGACAGTGACATCATCGCGAATCAGAGACACGGTGTTGACGGGAGCATCCTTGCGATAGCGTCCCGACAGTATCCTGTCCACCTTCCACTTCTCACCAGCAGTGGCAGCCTTGTCATACTTGCCTGGCGTAAAGCCCAGCTTCATAGTCAGGTAGTCGATGGCGTGTACCATCTGACTTTCGCCATAGACAAAGACATCGACATCGGGTGCTTGATCCCAAGTATCGAAGTCCTCGTCAAGCAGAGAACTTCCGGTCATGCATCCTTGTATGTCTGATGCTAGAAGCTCCCGATGTACCTTCCTGATTTCTTCCTTCATGACAACTCCTTTATTAGTCATCGTAGTACATTGCTTTAATCGTCTAACAGATTCTCGTAACCGTCAGCCAAAGCGTCGATAGCCATCTGTGCTTCAGTTTCGTCGTCACTGTGCATCTTACGACCGAACTCCTTCTTCGTCATTCTGTCTGGCATGTTCATGACCAGGTCATACAGATTCACTTGCTCCTCCTGTCTCTTTCAACTTCACGTATCCCATGATGTAGTTCCAAATCTCATCTGTCATAGGGATGGGGTTCATCTCATTCCATAGCTTGTTCTTGAAGTATCGCAAGCTGTTGGCTTGATTGCCTATGACATCTACATGAGCATTCGGGAAGTGCATGGTTGGTATCACCTTGTCCACGCTGAACGTGAGGTGATAGGACACTGGCATAGTCAGCAGGTTCAGGTCCCATGTGATGTCTGGCTCGCAGTCGTACACCAGCTTAGGCTTGGACATGCAGTGAGTCTTCGTGGTGAGATCCATGAAGTACATGATAGCGTCGATGTCTATCGGGCGCATCGGATACCCATGGTCACCGTCAATATCGATGACGATGTGCTTAGTGCCCTTCAGGTTCTCAGCCAGATACTTTTGTCCAAGCTTTGCTTGAGCATCCACCTTCGACCAACAGCCTTGACTCCACTTGATCATAGGTTTGTTGTCTTTGTTGCAGGGAACCCAGCGATCTTCGATCTCTGGTTCGTCGAGGTACGGATGCTTAGGGAAGTCTGAGTAGACAGTGTCGTAAGACTTTCCTCTCGCCTGCGAGTAGCAGTTCAGTAGACTGAACACATCCTCGTTATGACGATTGAGCTTGGCAAGTCCGTTGCTATAGTTCTGAATGTCTTTGTTGCGAGCCTCGACACCAGCCTCGTTGAGTGCTCGCATAACATCCTGGATAGGAACACCTCGCCTGCCCTGACGGTACATCCAGAAGTAGATGCTGCCGTCAGGGACTTGCTCTACACTAGCATTCATTATCGTTGATGTACTTGCACCAAGAGGTATCATAGGCTGGTTCCTCTTCGGTGATTACAAACTCTTGCCAGTTAGCATAACCGACATCGTTGTGTCTTTCGGTTGCCCATCTACCTGTATGGTAGTGCCAAAACTTTCCGACCTTCGTCGTACCTAAGATACTCTTAGTACACTCTTCGATGTACGGATTGTCGTTATCTCCGAAAGCGATGACATTTCCCCAACGCTTGCCTGCGATATTGTCACAAAGGATTTCGTTGAACATTTCGCTCTCATTACGCAACGACACATACCTACGGATGTCCTTGATACTGGGATGTCCGACGCCGTAAGGATAGTAGAACGACCGACCTCCGGTTACGATGATGTCAGCTCGAGCCTTCTCCGCCATCGTGTCCATCAATGCCAGTAGAGTAGCCGAGATGCCACGAGGGATACTGGCAGAGATGTCGATGATGAGGAGGTTGCGCTGCTCTCCCGCACCTTGCATGTTGCCCATGGGTGCATGGAGCTTCTTGTTCCATCCCTCCTGCCACAGAGTGGAGGCGAGGTTGGCACGCACAACAGAAGCGATATCACCAAGAAACGTAGGCAACAGGTTCAGTTGCTGAAGGACGTCGACATCGACAGTCCAGTTGTCCTCTGCATACTTGGCAAGATCTACGGTCGTGAGTTCCAGGTCGCACTTGCCTTTGAACTCGCGAGGAGAAGTAGCGATGTCAGCTGTGCCACTGTCCTTCTGGTCTCCACTTTCATTAACTTCGACGTGTCCGCCAGAGGCCTTCTTAATGATGGTCTTGAATCTCCCTGGTCCGATCTTCTCCTCGAAGACGGTGTCCCATTCAACATTAGGGAATCTGCGCTTCAGGGCACGACGGAAGATTAGTATACCTAGCTCCTGGTCGGTACCCTGCCAGTACAGATACGGAAGGCCGGCATCCTCGCAGATAGCTATGTCTTCTTTGCTCTCTGCGATGACAATGTTCCTGAATTTTTCTGGGACAAAGCTGATCTTTCTCATTTAGTTCCCCTTACTCCTGAGCGAGATCTTCTTCATCTCGTCGCCGATAGCTTCCAATAGTTCTTCGTCATTAAGCGTTCGCAGCAATTCGCTGATGCTCATGCTATCGAAGTTCTCTCTGATGAACTTGGCCGCATCTATGTCGAGATCATTGACGAGATTGAGAATAGTATTCCGATCTTCGTCAGTATTATATCTATGCCAGATGCTGAGAATATAATCTGCTGTGCTGCTGCTGTACAGACAAGTAACAAACTCTCTGACTTTGTCTTCGTCTGTCATCTCTTTGACATACTTCAACAGCTTTACTAAAGATCTCGGTGTCAGTTTATTGAAGCCAATAGTATCAAAATTATTAAGCAAGCTACTTACTTCAGCAAGCGTCAAGCTTATCCCGACTCTGTCTTTGATGTATTCTTTGACAAGATTGTTATCACTTTTCACTGACACTGCCATAAACCTCTGACGAATAGATAGAGGCATGGATTTGTACCCATACTCAACAGGATTCGCAGCAGCTACGATGAAGATATCAGGAAGCATCTTACCTGAGAGCATGCGCCGCTCTTGAATGAGGGTGAGACATGCTGCCAGCGTTTGCTGCGGAGCTTGGAACAGTTCGTCCAAGAACAGGATATCTCCATCTTCAAGAGAATCCAGACGCTTGCTGTCGAAGACTTGCATGCTGTGGTCTTGCTCGTTAGGCATAGTCATGCCGGAGATTTCCAGCGGTGACATCTGCGATAGGTAGAGTTCCACTACTTTGACATTCTTGTTGGCTGCGAACTCGTACACGCCTTGCGTCTTTCCTATGCCCGGCTCACCTATGAGCAGGGGCACCATCTCGGAACGCATAGCGTAGCAGCTGTCCAAGAAATCAGCCACTCTGTTTATAAGCACTTTTACTTCACGTCCTTTCTAATGTAGAAGTAGTCCTTGTTGTTTGCGAACACATGTGGGTTGCCGTCATACTTACCACCGTAGTTCTCAGCTTTCACCTTGCCGTCGATGATAGCAGTAACTTTGTACTTAGCATGCCTGTTGTGGTACGGCGTAATGATGTCGCCGATCTTGAGGTCAGGCACTGGTGTCATCATTGCTTGCATTTGTCAACCTCCTTCCTCTCTCTCTGATGGCTCTGCGCTTGAGCTTCTGCCTTTCCCTGTACTCTTCAGCAGCTGCCTGGCATTTAGGGCAGCGGCACCCAGCCATGGTATAACCTGCCGAGTGCCCGTGCTTCGGATGGTCAGGGTCAGCAGCAAGCTCTGCCTTGAGCCTTGCGATGTACCTATTCTGCGTTGCCTTCTTCTCGTCGAAGAACTTGTTCTGCCTGAACTTGATATTGTAGGCAGGATCATGTTCGTCGAGTTCGTAGTACTTGGTGTTAGGCACCGGCACTCCTTAGAACCACGTACAGCAGACAGACTAAAGCTGCCGCCACTGCCTTACTCATTGTTCGCTTCCTTCCAGAAGAAGAACAAGTCGTCGCCAGCGACGATGCAATGAGGCAGTGAGCCAGGACGATAGTCCTTGTACTCGTCCACGTGATTCTTCACCTCGTAGTTGCACGAATTGCTGACGACTTTAATATTGCCAGCGTCAAGCATAGGGATACCAGTCTTGCCACCGGCGACCACAACACGTGCGCAGTCTTCACCCGACTGGCAGAAGCTGCTCACCAGGTCGGTGTACATGCGCTGCTTCCTGGTAGCACGGGATACAGGTAGCTCTGCCTTCTCGAATACGACGTTAAGCATTGGCTATTCCTTTCTGTTTCATTAGCCATACGCAAGCATCCAGCTTGCCTTCTACAACGATGGTTTGCTGAGCCTCTAGATGGATGGTCAGCCTGGCCATGTCGTTGCCATAGTAGTTGGACAGACCGAAGGCGATGACCCTGCCAAGGTCTCCGTAGTAGAGACCCTGCAAGTCGTACGCCTTCAGCCTGCCTTGCGCGATACGTAGGTCCACTAGCTGGTCCTCTGGAATAGGAGATGTTAAGCATTCGATCTTCGTCTTAACACTGAATACCATGATACTAACGACCTCTCTTACCGCGAGCCAGCGTCATTAGCAAACACCCCAGCTCTGCGACAGTTCATCGATAAAGCTTGGGTAGTCGATGCCGATGAGATAGACGATGCGGTTGTCTACCATCGTCAGGTACATGCCGCAGGGCTTTATTTCCCAATGGTCTATGCGACCGATATACTCAGCACGTTCCATGTCGATTTCCTTAGAGCTGACCATAGTGACGGGGCAGAAATACAGACACCCGTCTTTGAAACAAATGCCTGTATCGTAGTACAGTGAACCGTACTCATCCTGCTCGATGTAGATGCCTCTGGCGATGAGTGGAGGCGTGACTCCCTGCTCCTTGCTAATGTCGATGCAGTTGTTAATGCCGTTGCACTGTTCGAGATTCCCTTCGCTGGTGACACGGATCCCGAACTCCTTACGCGTCTCACTTGTACTCACGTTGTTCTCCTTTCGTAAACGAACAGCAGTATCTGCTGGCCTTTCTTCTGGCAGCAGTAAAAAAATAATGGTAGGTTTCTGTTCACAGGTACCTACCAACCCGGACTCTTAGTCAGCGTCTCGCCAGCCGACAAAGCCATTGCGAACAATGACAGTGCCTTCGGGGAACGAGTACTCCCCGTCTGACAATTGGGAATGGCAAACCCAATCCCAAATGTATTGAGGCATGTCGCCTCCTTTCTTTGCCTAGAATGGGAAGCAGTCAAAGACTACCGCCCATATTGCAATAGCAGTAAAAATTATAAATGCTGCAGCAGACTGTGCAGGTGTCGCACGTTGAAAACGTGTGACAGGTCTGTCGGACTCTTTCTCAAGAGTCCGACAAATAGTCGCCCTCATAGTATCCCCCACAACCAGAACCAGAGTTCTGCGAAGGCACGCATTATTGGTGCGAGTACTATGAGGCAGGCAGCTGTGCCAATAATGGCACAGCTATTCCAGAATGGTTCTTCCATGAACCAATCCTGGATATCGTAAAGAATGTCCAGCAGCATTGCCGGACCTCCTTTCTTTTCGCACACGGCACCTTGACCAGTTCGCCAAGATACCGCGTGCGGTTGTGGTGGATAAAACTGTAGGTTGTTTCTGTTCACAAGCACAACCTACAAAGCTCGGAGTCTTAGTCAGTTAGGATGGACTGAAGCTCCTCTCGGAGATCTTCACCCTCTCCATCAAGCAGTGTAATGTAGTACACTGCCCCACTCCTGGTGTATACCAGGAGTGTGTTCGGGATCGAAAGGTTGGCCAACCTCTCGATTGAGGTGGACTCCGCCCACCTCTCTCCCTGCTCAAAGAACAGGTGATAGTGACTTGGACGGTCCAGGACAATCTGGACCGTCAGATTGTCCTGACTGGATTCTAGACTATCCATCATCCAGTCAGCTTTTTCACCACTTTTACGATGGTGAGAGACAAAATCGATCACGTGCTTAGCCATGATGGCCTCCTATCTGACTGGGTTTATCCAGCCGATAGACGCTGGACGAAGTGTCCAACTTGCTGATTCAGTCAGCCAACTGTTGCAGCTTATGCTGCGATGTGCGAACAGCTCGCAGTAACGAACTCAATTTGACTTTAACCATTAGGTCTCGTAGTCCATGCGCCTACGATCTAGTCAAGCTGAGTTTCGCTAGTGCGAACTCTCCGCACCCGATTGAGAAAAAGACAAACACTCTAATGAGTGAATGCCTTTGAGACCTATGACAGATTCGGAAATAGGTCTTTGATCAAGGAGATAGCTGCTTGGTCAGCCATGTCCTTAACATCGCCATCTTTAAAACCTATGGCGATAGCTTGCAGAGTGGCAGCCTTCTGCTGCGCTACCTGGTAAGGTAGCAGTTCTATTGCTGCCTGAGCTTCGGCATTGGCCACCATGGCCTCCGCCGCCCTCGTAGGATCGGTCATCCGCTCAATCCAACTGCGATGTTTGCGTTCGGGCATAATGCCCTCCTTTCAGTAGTATTACAGTACCGAAAAAATCACACCCTCCGCGACAGTCTCGTGTACAGACTGTCATTGCACTGACACACATATCTGTAAATATGTATATCGTAAACCTCACACTAGTCAATCAGTTCATCCATTTGGAAAATTTGGACATAACCCCAGGTCAGATAGGTGGGGAATTGGTATATTGGATGAATATAATAATATATTATTTGATTGACGGAGTCCCAACATTTTTCCTATCCCCAAATGGCGCAAGTGAAAAAAGTTGGCACAGACACAAGTTTCTGGACTTCCCCCACTCGCACATTGCTCAAACAGTCGAAAATGGGCATAGCTATCCTTAAATTCAAATACAATCGGGGCAGGATGGTGCGCTTGAAGGGTGTTCGATAGCTGAGAGTCTGCTGTGCTTGGGTGTCTTCCTTGCTTGTTCGCTTTGTAGGAGTTACATGAGTTTGGGCGTAGCCGATCTGATGTAAGCCTAGAAGTGGAAGCTTTAAGGAGTTCTGCACTCCCCTTCCTCTTCACTGCCCATGTCGAGCGAAGCGAGACGGAGGAGCGCAGCGACGACCGGCGGGCGGCACGTAGTGCCGAACGCGAGTTGTTCACATATCGAAGATTTGTTACAGGGCATAGCGCCCCTGCCGGGGCGCATATCAGGTCTAACAGTTGTTCAAAATCCTGGATTTTGATATAGCTCTCGCATAGGGTACTTGTAAACAGTTGAGATTTTTTAACCTCTTCATCCATGCTTCCACCCCATGGAACCGATCGCAATCGACGTTTACAAGCCTGCTTTAACAGAGAAGCCTACCAGTTTTTGGCCAGCTTGGCGACTTTTCACCGGAGCTCATCCCGGCGTGCGGAGTATATCTTCTTAGGGAGTTATCCGCGACCAGCGGCACCATCCCCAAACTTTAAGGGAGGCTCCCTAGGTAGAATCGGGAGCCATGTCAAAGAACAAACACTGGTGCCTGTTGCCCGCCCCGATATCCGTCACACCGATCTACATTATCGAATGGCTCTTACAACCTCGGGGTCTACGGTTGCTTGACGTTTGTCAAGATTGATCTACCGCTTTTTAAGTAACCCCATTATAATCTAATCCATCGTGAATTTGTTGCACAACAGAGAAAAAGAAAGGAGTTGCTATGAGAAATTTCGATATCGCGGCTATCGACCAGACAGATGGCCTGTCGCCGCGTACGTGTCAGAAGCTGAATCAGAACTTCAGAGCGCTCGGACAGCAGAACACGCCCAACGTGCAGATTACCCAAGCGCAGCTGGATTTAATCATAGATAGCATCAAGCCCCTCGTTAGGGATACGTTCCTAGAGGAGGCTTACCCTGTAGGCTCGGTCATCCTCACCAACACGCAGAACGACCCGCGTCTCAAGATCGGTACCTGGCACCGAACCGCTCAAGGCAAGTTCCTTCTCTCAGCCGACGACGCTCACCCGAACCAGACGACCGGTGGCCAGTGGGAAACGTTTCTGGAAGCCGACCAGCTCCCCCCTCACACCCACACCATCAAGATGATTACGAGCGACACCGGAGAGCAGTACGGGTTCAAGCCGGTGTCAGGGACGACGGGAGACTTGGAGACCGGGCAGGAAGCCTACACCCAGACCGCCATCAAACACGAACCTCCCTACCAATCCGTGCTGGTCTACGAGCGGGTGAGCTAGCACATGGACATTATGCTCGTTGCCACTACCGCAATCACCACCGTTCTTACTATCGTCATTACGAAAATCTGCCACACCACTTCCAAGAAGATGACCGACATTACGGATCGCTTTGAGGCCATGGAAGAAGCGCAGATGCATCAGCTCAAGTCCCAGATCGTGGATATCTTCGAGATCAGTCAAGTAAGAGGGTATGTCACTCCTATAGAACTCGACATTGCCAACTCTCTCGCTGACAGTTACTTCAAGTTACATGGCAATCACTACATACACGCGTTGATTGCCCATCTCAACGATGATACAATCATTAAAGGCGATCCCGTTCCAAAGACAAAGTAAGGAGACAGATATGTTGGACAAGTTCCTTAATGACAATTGCACGTCCATGCGATTCGCCCGCACCGTCGTGCAAGGTGTCATCGCCGCTCTCATCGTGTTCATCCCGACAGCAGTAGGTTACTTTCAGTTGACCCCTGAACTGGCATCTCTCATCACTGCTGTCATCATGGCGGTGTTGAGCCCGATCATGGCATTGCTGAAGAAGACGGACAAAATCGAGGAGGATGAACTCGATGACTAAGATAGCAGTTGCCGGTGGCCACAGCTACAAAGCCCAGGGAGCCAGCGGGTACCTCAACGAATACGAGAAGGACCGCGCCATCGTTGCGAAGCTCGTGCCCGCTCTCGAAGCTGCCGGTTATGAGGTTGTCGACTGTTCCAACGAGCAGCCTACCGTCAACGGCGAACTTAAGGAGGAAGTGGCCGCCGCCAACCAGAGCGGAGCCGATCTCTTCATTGCCATTCATTTCAATGCCGGTGGCGGGACGGGCACGGAGTGCTGGTACTATACCGGTAACGGCCAGGGATACGCTGTAGCGGCTAATCTTAGCGAGAACGTAGCCAACGTCCTCGGACTGCGTAACCGGGGCGCAAAAGCGACGACAGGGCTTTACGTGCTGCGTCACACGAATATGCCTGCCGTGTTGCTTGAGGTCTGCTTTGTCGATACCTATCGCGACGCGCAGGCTTGGTGGAACACAGCTTGGAATCCCTTCATCGACGCCATCGTCAAAGCCATCCAAGGCGTGAACGTCCCCAGCAACAGCGGCAACGAAACCCACATCCCGCCTACGCACGCGGAAACCCCCGACCTCACTGTTGACGGCTTCTGGGGTTCTGCTACCGTTAAGGCATGCCAGAAGGCTCTCGGCACTGTTCAAGACGGTGTCGTCAGCGGTCAGGACTATCGCGACATGAATGCTATCGGAGGAAAGCCTACAGGCGCTTGGAATATCGGCACCGGCGGTTCTCTCATGATTCAGGAGCTTCAAGTTAAACTCGGAGTCGAAGCTGATGGGTACTTTGGGCCCAACACGCTCAAGGCATTGCAGAGCAAGATGGGCACCGAGGTAGATGGAAAGCTTAGCCGCCCGTCTGCTTGTGTGAAGGAAATGCAAAGGCGCTTGAACACAGGCACCTTCTTACAGTAGAATACGCACTACGCCTGTCTGACATGTCCAGGCACTGCAACCTAGGCCTGGGTGCTACATTCACCCAGGCCGCCCCCTTGGCTATCCCGTTGGCCGAGTTACCTTCCTTCTCTCGGCCACTCCTATAGTGAAACCCATGAGTTGTCCACCCAGCTCATGGGTTTCGTTGTATAATCTCCCCTATCGACCGTATGCGATGAACGGAGAAGTATGGCACTTGAAGGAGCAAGACTGGCATCTCAGGCGATAGTCCGTGATGGTGCTGGTTCCAATAGTAATAGCGGCGTCACCCTTGAGCAGCTCTACAACGAGCTTAAAGCCAACAACGATGGCAATAAGTATCTCGACTACGACGCCGAGAAGGAAGACAAGAAAAACGAGGACAACACCACTCGCCAGGCTAACTGGTGGGAACGCAGTCTCGCTTCTTTATACAACACCGGAAGCGGAATTCTCAACTCTCTTAATAATGGTGATGGCGAGAACAATGCTATCGCCAACATGAAGCAAGGCTGGCAGAAGGGTGACATCGGACAAATGGCCGGCGGCTTCGGCGAGATGATGACTACGCTTCCCGCCCAGATGCTCGGTGGTGGTATGCAGGGCGTCGCCAATCTGCATGAGGGTATTACCGGTGACAACATCGTCGATTCCAATATCGAAGAAACCGGAACCATTAAAAACCAGAAGCTTACTACCGCAGAGCGCGCTGGTGCTATTGGATCGGGCCTCATCAACACTCTCGGCATCGGAGTCGGTGGTTCCGGCAAGATGATTGGCGGCACGGCAAAAGGCCTGGCAGCAATGGCCGGGAAAGAGCTCCCGACATTCGATCTCTTCGCCAAAGCGGGTGCTAATGGCGCTGTCCAGTTTGCGAAGAATACTGCAGAGGAAGGCTTGGAAGAAGGTCTCGACTCCCTGTTCCAGGACGCACGTAACGACACCTTCGACGAGGGTTCGCTTGGTCGTGCGGGCGAAGCATCGCTCTTCGGTGCCATCGGTGGTGCTGGTATGCATGGCATCGGCGTCGCTGCTGAAGGTACGGGCAAAGCCATAGGCAAGCACGTTACTAAAAAATACAACAACCAAGCTGCTACGAATCCGAACACGGCTCAAAACCCCGTGCCAGTCAATACAACCCCAACTGGTGAGAATTTCTGGCAGGTTAAGAAGACCGACAACGTTTCCGATCAAGTTGATTCCGTTGTCGCCGAGCGTATTACCGAATTGAACGAGAGTCGTAACAAAACCTCTGGCACCACCATCACGATCTCCGCTACCGACCCCAATATCGGCATAAACGAGTCATCCTACAGTATCGGAGCATTGCGCAATCACTTTATCGAAGGCCCCGACGAGAACGGTGTCGATGAGGTTGATCGGTTCCTCGCCAACGCAGTTTGCCCCAACAACGACAGGAGTATACTACCTACCAAGGATTTCATCACAAACGCGCTCGTCAACAACGATTTCGATGCCCTTGCCACGAAATTAAACGAATGCATCGCCCAAGGCGTGGTCTGGAAAGCCGGTAACTGGCGTAACCCCAAGACCCATCACGGCTCTCATGTGAAGGTTAAGATCCATGAGTTTCTGCCTGGCTATACCATGCGTATGAACCCGATGGCAGTGCCCATGTTCGGTGCGGACATTGACGGTGACACCTTCGGTTTCTCCGGTGACAGAGATATTGTTGATAATTCTTTGCCCCTCACTAGGTATTTTATGGAAAACAGGCGCCTTCCTAATGCTGAAGGTTTGCCTGGTCGCGACGGCACTACGGGTCCCGATGAGGATTATATCGGCCTCGATCTGACACGTAACTCTTTGAACGACCTGACCACTTCCATACGGAACGCCTGGGATTCGTTCAATGCAGGAAATCAGAATAGATGGCTGGATGGTAATGACATCAATCGCTGGCTGAACAAATTCAGGGACGAGGTTTTCGCAGGCGATGGCAATGGCGACTTCACTGCTTTCTGCCGGTGGATGCAGGAACTCGTCGAAGAGGTAAGCACTCATCAGGATTTGGACGGCCGCAACATCGACGGCGACACCCTCATCAGTATGATTGTCACCAACATGCAGCTTACCACTGGGTGGCGTTTGTCCTTCGATAAAGTCGTCGGCAAGTATTACGACCAACAGGCTGATCAGATTTTCTACGAATTGGAGCAGGTGAAAACCCCTGGCACAGAAAACACGGGAAAGCTTTCCGACAACATTGCCAGCTATGCTCAGCTTAAAGAATTGCTCGGTCAGGTTTATCAAGTTATCACTCTTCGCGAAAACCCGTCGCTGAGATCGAACCAGTGGGCTGGCTGGCTGGCGGGCAAGTCCGAGGACCTTGGATTGACGTTGGAAGAAATCGGTGGTCGCGAGGACGCAGTTTTGACGTTTCTTGCTGTACAGATGCGCATCATCGACGTGGGAGAGCATCCCATCACCCAGGTTAACGGTATGTTCAATCAGTTGGCCATGCAAGCACTTTTCAAAGATTCGACGACCTATAATCGCAAAGCTGTCGTTCCTCAAAACGTATCGTTCGATCAGTTCCTGGAAGACTGGATTGCAGCATACAACCCTGTTGTAAAGCTGTTTAACGACTCTCTTGAGAAACTGGGTTATAAGGACGTCGTCTATAACATCGACGAGATCAACAAGAATCCGCTGAACAAGAAAGAGCCAGCTACAGCTATGCGGGCTTTCATCGACGTGTTCGGCGAACTCAATGCCTGCGACGTATTCGGACTTCCCTCTAGCCACCCTGCCGCCGGTTACACGGTCAACGAAGTCATCGAGATGGCTGCGACTAACATCGGCGGTTCCATGCTCGACGTTGCGGGTACTTTCAATCCCGCTGCGGCCGAGGTAATGAAGAGGGCTATCGAAGACTACCACGGTCGTTCGGATGCGAAGTCTTCCTCCATTGAGAAGATTGTAGATGGTCTTACTGACATTATGAATACGAGCACTCTGTACGACCGAGATGCGAACGGCGTAATTGAAACGACCGACCGTAACATTGCATTGCTGCAGCCGATCTATGCTGCTATCCGAGATTTCGTTGGTGTAGATGTCTGCTTGTACAATGGTTGGGTTAATGCTGAGTCCATGTTCAAAGGCGAGTACGGACGATTCCTACTCGGTGGTAACCAAGACCAGATGCTCCACGCTTTGGCTTCTGCTATTATGCGTTACAAATGGCGCACCTATATTCATTTTAAGGGCAATGACCAGGCATCTTTCACCGACGAGATACGCGCTCGCATAGCAGCTCAGAGAATGCTCGGCATTAGTGCCCTTGACGACTGGATCGTAGACCGTATCGGTCGTGGCGACGACTCTCCTCTTCGCTTCATTATCGACGTGAATTCTTGTACGTTCGCAGAATTGAAGGATGATTTCGGAAAACTAATGAAATCACATGACGGCAAGTCGCGATCAGCTGGTTTTGCCGACAACATCTTTAGAACAGCCACTGCTGAGATGGCAGACGGTCAGCTTTCCAAACAGCTGAGAACGGCCAAGTCTCGTATCGTAACGGCGCGTAAGCGACAAATTGTGGCAGAGCGGAATGCTCTACAAATAGTACGCGATAATGTTATCAAGGGGCAGGTATACACCGGACACGACGTAGCTAACGCTCTTATCGCCGCAGCCAAGGAAGAACTCGCCATTCCAAGTATCGAACTCAAAGCATGTGCAGCTTACGACGACGCTATGCTCATGAAGCCGCACCTCGACAAGGGTGTTTCTCCTGAGAGTTCCACGTTGAATTACGCTCAGAACTCCCTGCTCGAAACCGGTTATGCACCGATGTCGTTCCTGGAAAAGCTCACTGGCACTGCCATGGGCTCGCTCAATATGAGCCAAGCAATCAAGATGCGTAGAGATCTTTTGCGTGCTATCACTGATCCCGATTACTCGTTCCGTGTAGAGTTCCCAGAACGAGATGGCTATGCTGTCATTGATCAGCGTCGCATCTTCGAGAGTCTTGATGATGTACAGTTGCAAACAGTAGTCAACGGTACGCCGACCTGGAACCAGTTCGATGCACTGTTCGAGAAATATCCTGACATAACGACGTTGTTTGCCCCTGTCACGTTCCAACCTATGATAGGCGCTGAAGGACAGGTTACGATGGTGACCACGAAGTCTTTCAACGATTTCGTCAATGAAAAAGTCCATGAGACGAAATCAAATTCGGCAACCCGTAACAGGGAGATGCAAGTCGTTAAAGCTGCTGTTATGAACGATGTCGGTATCAGCCGAGCTATCATCGCAAATATCGCTGCACGCAGCGATGACTACGATGCTGTCCTGGATTCACCTCGGAAGTTCATGGAAGAATATAAGAAGTCCGTTGATATCATCAGTGACTTTCTGCTGAAAGCTGCTAGCTCCAAACTAAGCGGAGAAGGCGTTCGCGATATTTACCAAACCTATGAGCTAACTCCTATAGTGAAGATGTTCGATGATTTTATGTCCAGCGTTACCGAAGTTGAGACAGCGCTTAAACGTGCCGAAAACACCATAATGGGAGACTTAACTGACGGGTACCTAGCGGGATTTCAACAAGAACTTGCTGGTATGCTTTGCGCTGGTCGAGTTGCAGCGCAGCATGGATTGTCTATGCCTGTGCCCACTGGACCAAACCAAACTTCAGCAGCCCATGTCCAAGAAATGGCCGATTCTCTCGGAACGGCATTTTCTATTATTGATGCTATCATCCAAGATGCTGGCGATGTCACGGCGAGAATCAATATTGAAGACAGCGCTGTTGCGCGAGCTTTGATTGCTGCCAACGAGCAGGCTCATCAAGCTAATCCAAACAGCGCCCAGCTTGTTGATAACCAGACTCTCATCAGCGAATTAGTTGCTGAGATGGGTCGTGGGGATGCGGTTAATCAGGATCCTGTGGTGAAAGATCTTATTACCATTCACGATCTTCAAAATCTGAGTGCTGCCGAGTTAGCTGCAAAGGCGAATGCTATTTTCGATCGCCCTGGATTCAACATTGCTACGGAAAAGGACACTGTTCGTGCAAGAGATATTCAAGAGATTTTAGACGAGCAGGATCCCGGTGTACGTGAACGTTCTTTGAAGCGTTTCCAGCATCGTTACAATGCGAAACTTTTGTCCTACTATCTCAAGGACATCAATGCTTTCATTAACAAAAACACCAACACTAGAGCCTATTCTGCCGAAATGGAAGCAGTTCTCTCTATCGAGAATCTGGTTTGTAAACTTCGCTCTACTAATTGGCAACAGCAGCATGGTATGGATTTTGCCTTTGAGTCTGACACATTCAGGAATACGTCAAAGTATGAAGAACAGAACTTCCCTCAGTTCGACTTCAGCAAAATGGGCGCTATCGCTCAGGCCGACCAGGCTGTGTCGTCCGCTGAAGGCGCAGGCAACACGGTCAATGCTGGCATTGAAGGCGGGCAATACAAGAAGAATCTCGTTCTTGGTGCGATAGAGAGAAACAGGGAAACCGGTATCACCGAAGAGGTGAGTATCGGTGATATTCTTAACAGCTTCAACGACGATACCCAGTTTATGAGTCGGTATTACGGGTGCTGGTATGTCAGTCCATTCAATAACGATCCAAACAACCAGGACGCCTTCCTTACCCCTGGGAAGCTTCGTGCTTTGGAGCAACGGATAGACCAGTATAATGCTAAACACCCGAAGGCTCAGATACCGAAGACTATCACTGTGTATCCTCTCGATTTAAATGCTAATGGCCTCGGCCTCAATGCGGTGTCTGCTGCTAACTCCATCCGCCGAGCCGATGACCAGAATCGCCGCTCAGAAGCTTGGCATCCTCTCACTGCTTTGCTTGCCGACCTCGGTTATGACGGTTCCGAGCCTCGCGTATTCAAACGTAAAAAGGTTATCGGTCGTTATGACGAGGTCATTCGCGGTCTCATGGAGACAGAGCTTGGACGTCGTAACATCTATGGAGGACGCCCCTTCGACTTCGCTCAAGTTCGCAGGGCTTTCATCCAGTATCGTAACGAGGTCGCGCAGTATTACTACAGCGAGTTCCAGGCTGAGAAAATCGACGAGAGCTTCGGCAAATACGATGCATTATTGCTGACACAATTTACCACACCGTTCTGTGTAATGACGGACGCTAACGGCAATACTTTCAATTTGAATGCCGCAGTTATGCTCAATGAGAATACATTCAATGATTTCGTGCAGCAGAACAATATTACGTCGCCTATCGCCTCTATCGTACCGATGCCGATGTCGGTGAGCCAGGTAACAGCGCGCGCCGAGCAAGCTATCTCCGAGGCTCAAGAACAGGCTCATGGACCTCTTAGCGGAACTGAACTCGATACTATCGTTAACAGAGCTTTGACCGATTTCAATGACTATCAAGAGATCCCTTACGGCGTTGATCTTGTGTTGACGAGTGTCCAGGGTCTCGCTCATGTCACTCCATTCGACATTCAGGTAGGCGTGTCTCCTCTTACTTCTGGACGTCTGCTTACAAGGACAACGGGTTACGAACACGGAAGTAATCAAACGGTCGATCTACTTGACCAGTCCGGCTTGCCAGAAAGGGTTAGGGAGCTTATTAAAGAAGGCTCTAAACATTTTCTCAAGACAGGCTCAGAGACCTCTGGGGTACTTGTTACTTCTGCTAACTATGACAAAGAACGAGTCAAGAACGATGGCAGAACGCCTCTTGAAGATGTTGGAGAATTTGACCCAGGCACCTTCCTTAATGGCATAGTTGGTGAACGTGCCGTCAATCTGATGGGTATGCAACGGCCCGCCAGAGTGCTAACAGGAACAAATCTCAACGATGCCAGCTATATGGAAGACGAGTTCGAGCGATGCCGGAGGACAGGTGAAATAATGCTTGTCGCGGCTAGCGACAAACCGAATCTTACGAAAATTCCTGAGCAATGCGTAGATTGGGGTGGAACTTTCGACACGGCTATCGGTGATTGCATTGTTATTGATCCGAAACTAAACGACACGAATAACTATTACGAAGGTTCCGAATCTAAGCGCATCTCTACTAAGGTCGAAGACTACGAGATATTCGTAGGCGACTGGGGTGAGTTCACTGGCTCTGATTCCGAATCCTGTCGCTACCGTAATGCCAAACATTACACGCAGTTCTTCGAGGGGCAGTACGAGCTAACGATCGACCAGCTCTTCAACATGCAGGCGTTGGGAAATAGCAGCGAAGGGTACAGCATCGAAGCCGTATCACTTACAGAACTGCAAGACATCAGAGATTTGTGGCTGGCTCATAATGGACAACAGGAAGCATCTCCCTTCTTCCACTATCCGAACTTCGACGCAAATCGCACTCCTATGCAACGCAAACAATTTATTGATGCCGCTGTCGAAAAGTACTTTGAAGATTACTTCGGAACGAATCCTGGCATGGTGCAGGAAGGTACGTTCAAAACACGTGACATGCATAACGGCGATTGTATTGGTTTTGTCAAGGTGATGAGCGGCGGAATGCCTTCCTATGCACCTGTCATTGTCGGTGTGGGCGGGTGTCCTGTCGATCTTTCGCTTTGCACCCTAGACAGGCTATCGACTACGAACAGCAAGCTTTCGTTCAGGGTCGAGGGTGAGTTGAATCCGTATGCCGATGGTGGCATAGATGCTATCAAGATAATCTTCGGTACTGATGCATATAAATCCATGATGCCTCTTATCGACGAGAATCTACAGCAGTATGCTCCGCAACTTGGCATCGACATCAATTACAAGCGCTACGACAAGAACGGTAACTTCGTCGAAAATGACGTCGTTACTCTTGCTGGTCTTTATAACCAGAAGACCAGGGCAGGGCGTTCTGTCGAGAGAGGTATCTCGATTCTCGAGCACAACCTTGCTAATGGCGCTATGCTTCATGAGTACAGCTACTTCCTCCGTCGTAAGCCGGACGGCGGCTATGATCTCGATGTCGAGAAGTTTAGGGATATGGGTCTACTGAATGAAATGTTCACAGAGCAGACTCTGTACGATCTGTTTATCGGCAATCCGAGAGCCTGGCGCATGGTAGCGAACGGGTCTATCCGACTCCACAGCGATCAGCGTATTGCTGCGAATATGCAGAAGGTGGCTTACTCGATGCTTATCGAACAACACCTTGATCCGAGCATGGTGTTCGGAAACATCATCAATCATGGGTTGAGAGAAAATTCCGGTAAATATCAGGTACGCCGCATCGACATGGACTGGCATATGATTACTGGAAAGTTTTCCCGTACTGATGATTATCTTGGGTTCTGGAACGCCCTAGCAGGTATCTGCCCCCCCAATGTGACCGAAGGCCAGAACGACAATCAAGCTACCTGGATGTTTGATTACAACGGCAATCTAAAAGTAAAACAGTTCGACAAGCAGACGGGCGAACAGTTCTATGGCTATCGCCCCTGCGAGATTCGTGTCAAGATGGCAAAACACATTGCAACGAATCTCGGTTTGCCTTCTGGTAGCGTAAGCTTCGGCGACCAGCAATTCGTTAACGCTGCTGTGGAAAGAGGTTTGCCGGACAGCAATGACGCTCGCGCTAGATTCGGGCGTATCGTTAGCCAACAGGCTCGTAGAGCAGACTCCTATCTTCCTGGTAGCAGTTGGTACAATGAACGCTATTCCGATAATCAACGTCTTGAGAGCGAGATTGACAACCAAGTTGCAAATGCTGCGAGTTGGTACCAATCCCTTGATGAAATCGTAGAGGCCAATAATGCCTGGCGTCCTTCCAAGTACCAGCTTCAAAGAGACAACGAAGTCGAAGTTAACGGTCAGCAAACTTGGGACAGCAAGAATCTTTTATCCGTTGTGTATACTGACGGCTTTGTTTCTCGCGCCAAGAAAGGTGGCGGGGAAAAGCTTGCCACTATGACTGACGCAAGCGACCAGTCTCGTAAGTACCAGGAGTCAGTAGAAAGGGTGTGGCAAGCTCTCGGATGTACAGGTCCGACCCAACTCGGTATCGTCCATATTCTAGTGAAGGCGATGACTGGTTACGGCACTAACCTTGGTGTAGGCACAAATAAGATTCCGCTCAACGAGTTTGTCAGTGCTTGCGACAGGATCGTTGATGCTGTAGACCCGGCGTCCCCCAACCCCACAACGCAGTACTTCATCGAAGGTGGCTGGCGAGGAGATCGCCTATCCATTCCTCTGCTTCCTAAACCGTGGATGGACTGGCTCTGGACGCAGTGTCCGAATATCCAGCAGAAGTTCAATGGTTCGCAAGCTGAGTTCAATAATGCTGCCATACAGCAGATGCAACGCTCTCTTGAAGAGCTCGATTCTCTTCTGGATGCTGGTAAAAAGAAAAGTGTTGCCCAACATAACGCATTACTCAAGCTCATCGAGTTCTCTTATCGCAGCCATGGCCTTGGTCGAGCTTCAGGAATTATAGACGGTCGTATGTCCATTAGCGAAATGGTAAAGCAAGAGAACAAATTTTTCGATCGCTATTGTCGCTACGAGCCTTCAATGAAGCAAGTGTGGGACAGGGATGGTGAATACACACGTCAAGTTTTGAAAGACTTTAAAGCAGTTACTGACGCTAGGAAAACAGTAGTCACACACAATGACGGTCAACTTGGCGGTCAGGTTAAGCACAGTATATTCAAAAACATGAATGGCAAGAAGGTTTCAGATGGACTTATTAAATCAGCCCAGGTGTGCTCTCTTGCTAATCTGGTGCTATGGCCTGCTTCTGTGGCTACAAGAGCTAAGAACGCCACGGTCACTGATGTCTGCATGCATCTCAACGTTGGCCTGGGTAAGTTAACCGGATTCAATACAATGCTTGGCAGCGAATGGAATATCGACCAAAGCGTACTCCGTGAAGCTTGTAAGACAAAGGAACTTCATTTCGTCCACAATGCTCTGCGTATCTTGAAGTTCAACGCTGACGACACTATGATCCTCTCCCAAGTGCAGTCCACAGAACAGCTTATGAAATTCTTGGAAGATAAGGCAAAGCAACAAAATCTTCTGGACAAGATACAAGATGCTGTATATAGGTTTGCTGGTGCACAGGGTGTGTTCGATAGCACTGTCATTCGAGAGCAGATCAATTATTTCGCGCAGCGCCTACCACCCGATTCTGTGTGGCTGCAAGTTAATCCTGAAACTGGAAACACGTACCTCAACGACAGAATCGCCGCCGACCCCGCCGGTGCCTATATTGATATGTTTTCAGCTAAAGGAGACAACCCTCATTACATGCTTGGTTTACAAGCAAGGAACTTTGCAGCACGTCTGGATAATGCTCAGGAAACTGCCAAGGGTCTTCTTCTCGAAGAAATATTCAAACGGGTACCTGCTACTGAGTTTATAATGAAGCTTGGCATCTGCAAGTTCCCGCATTATGCGATGAATCTCTCGGACTTCGTTCTGAACTTCATAGCTCCGGTATCCTCGATCAACTATGTGTTCACTGAATGGGTTTCAAAAAAGACACTGTTCGGTGTCAATATGGAACAACTCCATGTGGAGCGTACGCAGATTTATCCGGACTTGCGTTCCGCACTGGTCCATGATGCGGTGAGAATGTCATTCTCAATGCTCGGTATGCTCTTCTCTTGCCTACCTGGTCTTTTTGAGCCTCCTGAAGAGGATAAGAAGAAAGGCAATCTTAGCGAATGGACGTTCTTTGGAATGCGTTTAACCGAGGCCTGGTGGATGACCGAGATTGCCGGTCCCGCTTTCGCTCTTGGTGCTACTATGAAAAGCGCTATGATGGGGGACTTCCGTCCGGACATTCTTTCTAACTGGCTCTCAGCTCAGCTGCTCAATCATCCCACTGCGTCGATTGGTCAGGTGGTTTCTGATCTTCTTGGTGGTGAGAATCCTGCCGAAGAATGGCTTGAATCTTATGAACGCTACGCTGATTCCAAGGGCGGAACGCCGACAGCTACGGAAGCCGCACTAACTGGCGTCCTGACCTACGGACTGAACTTCGCTAGCCAGTTCGTTACTCCCGCATTCGTAAAGGATTTCTATCAGAATAATCCGCTGGCGAAGGAACGTTCGTCCAAGAAGGTCTACAAGCTCGACAAGAATGGCAACCGTTACGAAGATGAGAACGGTCTTCCCGAGACTGAGAACACCGATTTCATGGACAGGAAGTTCCGCGAACTTAGCAAAAAGAATCCGTTTGCAGCTTTAATGCTTGACGTCATGAATGGTGGCCCTCTCAATCAAGGAACCGGATATTTCTATTGGGAAATGCCGATGACGACCTACTACAAAGAGCCCCAAATCTACTATATGAACAAGTTCTCTACTTACGATTCCGTGGATGGGAAGCAAGTTCCTCGCAGCACGGAGAAGCTGAACGCCGAGGCTTTGGAAATTCTCAGCACGCTTGAGAACTACGACGATATGGACGAGTTGCAGAAGACCGGTTTCATGGTGCCTTCCGATATGCGCAACTACGTCAGTCAAATCATCTGGGACAACTACGACGACATTGAACAAAACTACAATGCCTGGGTACAGGAAACCGGCATGGATGCCAACGTCGTCGGCAATGGCGACTTCGCCGAGGGCATGAAGATCATCTCCGAAGTCAAGCAAGCCAAGAAAGACGACCAAAGCCATCTCTACGATTTGTACAACAAACTTTGGGACGATGCTCTAGTCAATGGTCTCGAAGTTTACAACCGCTATAACACAACTTATGCCACCGATGAGAACGGCGATATATACGCTACCGGTTATCTCCGCGCTCCCTTCGGCCTTACTGTTCAAGCCCCTGGCAATCTTAATGATGCTGGCAATACCATGGGTCGGGAAGGTAACTGGGAAACGCCTGATAGCAACGGGGTGTCTACCGGTGATCGTGCTCTCGTTCCTGTGGCTACAACTTACACCGACAAGCCAAAGCTTGAAGATTGGGGCGATACCAGCAGCAAGAAGACGAGCTACACCAGTAAGACTCCTACCTATACTAAACGTTCCGGCGGTAGCAGTGGTGGAGGAAGTTACTCCCCCAACATCTACTCGCGTCTCCCATCTGGTAATATGAACAGTGCAAGAACTATGAACGCCGAACGTCTCTACGACGCCAACTTCGATTACTTGAGGCCGAACTGGGAGACCAAGGGCAGCAGAGAAGCTTACAAGAGATCGGACATCTAACATGGGTAAATGGAACATAGATCCCGAGTCGATCAAGGACGACCCGGTAGGGTGCTACCTGGATAAGAAGTGGCGTGATGCGAAGAGCGTCATGGATCAGCGCACTGCTGGCCATGACCTCTTCGAGAAGGTCGCCCATAACATCTCTCTCTATCAGGAGCCCGGCATGAAGCAGAAGGGCTTCACCGAGGGAAGCACTCAAGCCATCAAACGCAAGCTGAGAAGCCAAACCATCCAGCGTGTGCCCGATGGCAAGATATACACACAGTTCGACAAGAACTCGATAGAACAGGCGGAGATCGAATACTTGTTCAAGCGCAAGGTGCTCACCAGCGAATACGACGGCAAGGACATGATGAAGAACCTTTGGAAGACCTTCAACATGTCTTACGACCATGGATTCGCCTGCGTGCGTACCGGCTTTGAGGACGACATCGACGGAGATCCTCGCATCTCCTACACGCTCATACCGTGGAACGATGTCTTCCCGGCTCCCGACTGCACGGCTATTGAGGAAGCGGAGTGGTACATCATCCGGGAATGGGTGAGTCGCTCCGCCCTTGAGCAGCTCATCGACTGCAAGAGTGGGCGCGTAAAGGACAAGACCTACAGCGAAGACGTGGTCAAGTATCTCGTAGACACCGAAAGTAAGTCTGCGATAGACCCGAGGTCTCTTGGTATGGCTGATCGCCAGAAGGGCGTGACTCCTATCGAATCCATCGAGGTACGCACCATGTACAAACGCGGTGAGAAAGAGTTCGTCACCTACGTACCGAGCATCAAAGCCGTGCTTCGTACCGTAAAGAACTACGATCCTCGCCACGACGTGCCTATTCATTTCCTTATCCTGGAACCCGACTACGGATTTCCTTTGGGTATCTCCTCTGTTATGTGGACTCTAGGCCAGCAGCAGTTTGCTGACGCCTTTCAGACGACGGCATATAATACTCTCCTGCTGGCGGCTAATCCGCCGATCATGGGCTTTGGCAATCTAACGCCGTCGAAGATTAAGATGCGCCCGCACAGCTTCTGGCCTATGGGTACCAACCCTCAGAACAAAGTCGAGCCCTTCAAGGTAGAGACGACAACCATCACTCAGTACGGCTCCATCCTTGAGAACGTCTCTGCTAACATGCAAAAGAATCTCAATATCACCGACGCTACCATCGCATCGGATGCTAACGTGTCGGGATATTCTGGCACTGCTCCTGGCGTCAACATGCAGCAGAAAGACAAGACCATCACGGTCAACCAATACCAGAAGCGTGTGGAAGCTTTCTTCAGCGAGTGGGCCAATCACGCTCTCAGAAGCTATGTAGCGTCTATGTCCGGCAAGCATGAGTTAGTTGTGGACGAGCATACCCGTCGCCGCATCTGGGACGTAGAGGCCACGTTGGAAGCCGAAAAGAGCATCATCGACGGCGACAAGATTGAGATCGACTTCGACAAGTTGCAATCCGAGATGCTTGAGTTCGAGGTGCGCACAGGCTCGCTCATCGAATCCGAGAAAGAAACGGAACGCAAAGCCTTGCAGGAACTCATCGTTCCCATCAGCCAGATGCTCAATGCTGTCAGTGAAGATAACAAGGGAGCCTTCGAGCAAAACATCATGCAGATGCTTCAGCGTTTGCTCGAACTCTCCGACATCGACGTCAGCGCTCAGACCGGCAAGCGAATCGACGATAAGCTCCTCGCCGCTGCCATGCAAGCCACCATGGAGCAGGTCATGCAACAGCAGCAGCAGATACAACAGCTTATGGGAGCAGCAGGACAGGGACAGCCTCAGGAACAGGGTCAGCCCATGCCTCAGGGTCAGCCCATGCCTCAAGAAGGCGGACAACTGCCGCAGGCGGGCAATCCGCTGCCGGAAGGCTCGATACCCTCTCCCAGTCCGCAAGATGCACAAATGCCGCCGCAAATGGCCTCTCAACCCTTGACAGGTCAATCCGCACCTGTGGTACAGTAAGCGCATGCTGGCAACGTAATCAACCGAAAGGATAAAAAATGGCACAACCTATTGCCCCGGAAATCTGGCAGGAGGGCATTGAAGATAACATGCTCCTGCCGAATCGATGCACCGTCGGTCTGTTCACCGGCAGTGGTGTGAAGATTGCTAACAACATCGGCCAGGACGGCGTGAACCAGGCTTGCCGCATCTGGGACATCCAGGTGTCGGACTACATCACCGACTATGATGACCGTCGCATCAACGGCATCGCGGGCATCAACACCGAAGGTCGCGACGGCTGGGGTGCTTCCGCTTACGGTGTGTTCCAGGATGTACGCTTCGATAGCCGCATCTATACCATGGGTCGTCATCGTTCCGTGGCTATGCGTCTGTTCGACGAGATGCAGTACTCCGGCGGCATCGGCGAATGGGGCACGGCCTCTACGTCCAATGTGATGACTAACGGCCAGTCTCTGATGAAGACGGCGGCTCTGCTCTCCAAGGCGAAGGACATCTGGGAGAAGCAGGTTCTCGGCCCCGACATGGATCGTTACAATCTGTTCGCTGTTATCAATGGCCACATCTCTGGTCGCTGGGTACAGAAGAACCCTGATACCATCTTCAATGACGAAGGCGAATGGGTTGCTCAGCCCGGTATGGTTCAGGGTCAGGCTATCCCTCCGCGCTTCGCTCCTATCCACGCTATCGAGTGGGATGACAACAACATCCCGCTGTTCCTGCAGAACATCAAGGTCACGTGGAATAACCTGTTCATTCCACAGGACAACCGTGTCATTCTTATCGATCCGTTCTATGAGTACAGCTTGCTCTCCGCTCTGACGGGCAAGGGTGTACCTGCTACCGATTCTGCTTACACCGATGTCCAGAACGGCAGCTTTACGCGCCTCATGGGCTGGGAGTTCCGTTTCGATATCCCGTCCATGTACTGGCCGAAGATCTACGTTGACGACAATCTGAACGTTGTTCACAGCGCTGACGGCAAAGCCGCTTACGATGCCATCATCAACAGCGTTGCTGGCGGTAGCAACCCCGATCTCGTTCTTCAGAACAAGCTCGTCGCTTCTGACCGTATGGGTCGTCTGAACTATGTCCGCACCGAATGGGACGACACGGCCAAGAAGTTCGTGAAGAAGGTCACTAACTATCCTCTGGGTCAGGTCGCCGCTGCTCCGTACTTCGGCGAGGCTATTGAGGTTGAGGGCGACTACGGCAAGCCTGAGACGTATCCCTTCACGGCTCCCGGCTCGGGTTATGGCCTTGACAATCCGACCGGCCCGCAAGGTGCCATCACTCGTCGCCAGGTTATCGGCATGGCGGTGTACAAGCCTGCTGCCCAGCTCAGCCAGGAATACTCCAACATGATCACTGATGAGGGTCGTACGCGCGGTAAGTTTACCGAGATGGTTATGGACGTGAAGTATGACGCCTGGGTCATCGAGTCTCTCTCCCATGGCATTCTCCCCATCATTGACGCCAAGGAGAACGTCGGTACCTTCGCTATCCCGGTGGAGCAGGTTACCCGTGCAACTGGCGACCCTGCGGTCACTGCCGTTACTGTCAGCCCGGCCACGCTCACCCTCGGTATTGGCGATAGCGCCACCCCTGATGTCCTTGTGACCGGAACCGGTGCATTCGACAAGGGCGTCATCGCTTCCAGTGCTGATGCTAGCAAGGTTGTCGTCAACGCAGATGGTCGCATCACGGGTGTTGCCGCTACGGGCGATACCGGCGTAAAGGTCACCTACAAGGCAATCGGCGACAATACCAAAACCGCCGATGTCACTGTCGTTGTAAAATAACTTCGACAGGTATCAGATAGCCACGGGGCTGTCGGTGCACGATGCCCGACAGCCCCTTTCTTTTAGAAAGGAGTCGACATGGCATCCGAAGCAGGTAAAAGCTCTAGTCTCGCTGATGTGAGAGCTTTTACGAAGTCTGGTGGCAATACAGTTGGCGCTGTTAAAGATCGCGAATATAAACAGAAGGAAGAAACCCAGCCCTCCTATGAAGAGCAGCTCGCCGCTGCTAACGAGTCGAATACCCCCAATGCTGCTAAATACATGCTTGCCACTAATCTTGCTCGACAGGAATTGGCAAACCAGGAAGGCGTCACCGATAAGCAGTTTCGAGAACTTATCGACAGCAAGTTTGACAAAATGAATCCTACTGTTTCAGGAAGTGAGATGCGTGGCGAAGACGGTTTCTCGAATGTTATGCGGACTCTTAGCGAGGGGTGGGATGATCTTCTTCGCAACGGTGGTACTGCTATTGACGACACCTTTGACGGCGCTCTAGGTGCCGTAGGTGGACTTCTGGGAAACGAAGATATGTTCTCGACTATTCAGAATGCGTTCGACGGTCAGGACATCGGACAAGGCCTTGACCTAGCTTCCGACATCGCTCTTGCTGCAATCCCTGGCGCTGGCATACCTTTGTCGTTAGCTAAAGCCGGTATTCAACAGTACGGCAACTTCCGCGATGCATTACGTGGCGTTGACGGTATTACTGGTGAGAAACTTACTGACGAACAGAATCTTGGCCGTGGCGGTGAAGCGATACTTTCGACTCTTATGTCTGCCGTTCCTGGCGCTGGTAAAGCGGCACAGTTGGCAAGGTCGATGCAGAAATCGAAAAACGTAGCCGAAGCTCTCCCTGATCTAATTAAAAGCGCTGACGTCGCTGAACAGAAACTGGCTAGCGGAATAGGCGACAACCTTCCTGATGCTAAAATGGCTGAATTGAAGCAGGAAGCAGATCTCGCTAGAGGTGTAGCCGATGCCGCTAAAGAACGTGCAAACTCTCGTATTCCCAGCCCGGCTCAGGTATCACAAGACGCTAAAGACTACACCATTTCCAGGCTGATGGAAAAGAACGGCGGCAAGATGCCAGAGATGCCGAAGACGATCAAAGAAGCGAAAGAGGAAGGCGGCTATAAAGGTGCTGCGAAAGCATTGGCTAAAAAGGCCGCTGCTCTCCCGCTGGGAACAGTTGGAGGTAAGGAAGGTCTGAAGAATCTTGGTCGCGGAGCAGCGAGTTTCGCCGGTGCCGCTGCCAATTCCTCTCTTGCCGACATGGGTACTTATGGCAGCAATTCCAACCTGTTCAGCGGATTCCAACACATGTCTCCTGGCAGCATGGGCTTGGCAACACTGATGTATGCACCTGGCTCTGGAATGGTATCGCGCAAATTCCTTCCCGGTCTCAAGGGCTACAACCAAAAACTAGTTCCATCCAACACTGGTATAGCCTCCCTCCGCGTAGCGAATGCGGGAGACTTCACCGATACTAGTAACCAAAACGATGCTGGTATAAACTACCTCGACAGTGATATGTATAACATTCTTAAAAGGAATGAATAATTATGAGTTGGGCAAACACTATAAGCAAGGTCACCCAGAAGGCCAACGACACTAGTCGCAGGCTATTGAAGGAATCTTACAAAAACGCGCCAGTGGCTCGTGAAACAGCAATAGGTGCGCCAGACTCCAATGCTGGTAGCATAGTAGTAGATGGATATAAACCAGCTGGGCATGGCATCTTCGATGGTGCCGACACATCGCCTGTCGCATTCTGGATACAGGGTCTCATGAAGGGTGGACAAAGTAACAAACAAGATGAAGAGCCTTCGCAAGAAGAGACTCCTTCTGCTACCAGCGACGCTGTTGCCGATACATCTGGACGACAAGAAACATCGGAAGACCAGCCTTCTTCAGATCAGCCTACCGTCGAACAACCTGCAGCTGAAACTACAGAGCAATCAAGTACCGAGCAAACGAAGGCGCAGCCAAATTTCTTCAAGGATGCTTTCTGGAACAACATGGAAAACCTCAACGCTGTGATGAGCGACGAGAACTCCACTCCTGACGAAAAGTTGCAAGCTTCGTCCTTCCTGCAGCCATTCGCTAAGCGAGCTGCTATTATCGGCGACGCCGACCCAACAACTGCATATGGCAGACAGCTAGCAAATAGCCGTCTGCGTATAGCAGCAGACGAAGAGAAGAAAGCTGCAGAGAAATCTGAGAACGATGCAGAAGTCGACGAACTTAAAGCTCAACAAGAGGAAGTAGAAAGACAGCAGGCGTTAGCAGCCGATGGTGCTGACGCGCTCAGTCTTCTCACTGGTGAGGGTTCTGGTCAAGCAACAGAGGATATTACTCCGGAAGATACCGTTGTCACCAACGACTCTCCCTATAGCAACACCGATTCCGAATGGAACGAAAAGGCTGAAAAGGCCCGAGCTAACAACGCTTATGATGGCCTATCTGTCGAGGACATGTTCGCGCTCACGCAACAGGGACTCGGGCTTGATTACGACAACTATCTCGATTTTCAGATCAATGGCACCCGAGATGATCTCAATAAAATTCTCGATTATAACGATGCAGCTATTGCCCCTTACTATCAGCAGCTTCAGGACATGCTCGGTGTAGATTTCTATGCAGACGACGAAACGGAACGAGCTCTTGCTCGCGAAGCGTTCTTTAACAACGACTGGTCTGATAAAACTGTAGGCGATGCCCTTAACTCTGGCGATGCGGAGTTGATGAAGTATCTATTCGGTGGTGGCTCGTATCTCGATCAAATCGGAAACTATGCTGTTACGCATAAGCTTTCTCCTAATTATTGGTCTGATGGTGAGAACGCTGGCAATATGTACAACCAGCTCGTTCAATACGACGACGATTCCTATACGACAATGGCCAATGCCCTTACCGATGATGAGATGCGGGATATAGCCGCAGCAGCAGCAGTGCAAACCTATCTTACTCAAGTTGGTCTCGGCGATATGAGCATGGACTACCTCAATGAAATCTATGCTCCCTACGAGCGTGACAGGAATAGCGACACCGTTGGCCCTGGCGTTGTATTCGTCGATGTCAACGATTACGAAGACGCTCAACATCGCAACAGCCAGTACGACGATCAGAAGAGCACACCTTGGTATATCGACAGCGATGTTGACGAGGCGTATGGGACTCCGTTCTCGTACACTCCCGACGTCGTTTACGATGTTTCCGGCGGTGCTTATGGTTCGTTGATAGCCAATCCCGAGAACCTTAAACGTCTCGGCTATACAGTAAAGGAGTAGCAATGGGTTACAGAATCGGAGAACCTAGACCGCATCCCAAACGTCGCGATATGTCCGCAGCCACGACGCCCAACATGGTCTACGTTCCCAACTTCACAATAGCGAACATGGCGATGCCGTGCTGGTACGAGGAGGTTCTACGCCCTCTACCGGCTCAGCTTCATTGTCGTCCTTGGCACGACCACAAAGGCTGGCCTGGCCCACGCTTCCCTGACCAGAGCTGCCAGGAGCACGAGTTCGCTAGCGAGGAGCATCGTCATCACCTGGCTCGCTACCTTGACCAAGGCAACGTAACCCCCATTCACCTGACGAAGGAAGGCTACGACGCTATCCGCGTGGAACTGAACACAAAGAAACTCCCCGAGGATATCGACGGTACCATCAGCGTCACCGGTGAGATTGACAGCAAAGACGACTGGATCGTCCGCCTGCGCTTCTCTCCGAAGATTGTGAACTTCCTTGAGGAGCCAATAAAGATTCCGTTTTCCGTGTACGCCACGGGAAACGATCTTTCCGACCTCGTCAGTATGGGATGTCTGGTAGTATTGCCTACAGTCCCGCACCAAGCTTAAGAAAGGAGTAAACATGGAAGAATGCTTTCCTGCTCCCTATCCGCATAGAGAGCCGCCCGTAGCTCCCTGCTGCGACGACCAGCTGCCTGTATTCAGCACAGTCGGCAGGGGCATCAAGGGCGATAGCTACGAAGTCGTCATCAGCGACCCCGACAGCGATTGTGAGACCTACCTTGAGGGTCGTAGCTATGATGAGGCCACGCAGTCCTGGACGACTGAATGGAAGAGCGAGAACATCAACGGCGGCAAGCTGATGAGTTCCATCACCTTCCATCCCTATCAGTCCCTGCCGACCTTCGTCATGAACTTCAAGTATCTGCGTCCTGGTCGTCCGGAGTGGTCGATGTCTACACCTGCCATCCCGTACTATCTCGATGTTGATGGTCAGAACAATGGTACTGGTGTAGCGACTGTGTACGTAAAGAACATTACAGGCGGCACGGATGACTGGAAGGATATGATGACATATCCTGCAGGTACTACTGGTAAAGACTGGAACGTCCCCAATGTTAATCGTCCCTGGACCGTGAATCTCACATACGGTCTTGACGGTGACATCGCATGTCCGAACGTTGACGATCTTGCATTGATCATCGGCGTTGACCCAGAGGATATTATTAGTGCCGTCAATAATCGCGAATGGTCCATCGGCGGCAAGAATCTCAAAGACTACATCGACAACCAAGACGACGCAATCTACGAGCATATGCATAAGGACTTTGGCTTCGGTCAAGATAAGAACCATGGTGAGTTTGCGAGCTTTGCCGGTTGCGACAATATCAAAGATTACATCGACAAACG